TATGCTTCGGGCTTTGTTTAGATGGGGAAAAAGAAGTTTTGAAACTCAAAACAAATTAAAGGAGGTGAAAGATGGAAACAATTTTCGAAATGAAGGAAAAGAAGGGTTTGAATTTAAGGGCGTATTTTTTAAAAAACGGGGAAACAAAAAATGTGGGGAAACATCAAAGTTGAATATGTTGATATAAACGAACTACGACCATCCGAATACAACCCTCGAAAAGCGTCGAAAAAAGAGTATGAAGATTTAAAAAAGTCGATAGAACGCTTTGGACTGGTTGACCCAATAATTGTAAATTCTGCTGAAAACAGAAAAAATATTGTTGTAGGCGGGCATTTCCGATTGCGGGTGGCAAAAGACCTAGGCATTAAACAGGTTCCTGTTGTTTACGTAAACATCCCAGATATCGAACGGGAAAAAGAACTCAACCTTCGTTTGAATAAGGACTTGGGTGAGTGGGACTTCGACTTACTTGCGAATTTTGATGAAGATTTACTAAAAAGTGTAGGGTTTGAAAGTGAAGAACTTGATAAAGTGTTTGATTTAGATTCCGAACAAAACCCGAAAGAAGACGAAGTCCCAGAACTCCGAAAAGAAACCCATATTAAATATGGGGATATTTTCCAATTAGGGCAGCATCGTTTAATGTGTGGGGATGCGACAAAAAAGGAGGATGTAGAGAAGTTAATGAAGGGCGAAAAAGCGGATATGGTGTTTACTGACCCGCCTTATGCTGTTTATGGTAGCTCGACCGCTTTACAAAATAAAATTGTAGACGATAAAATGATAAGACCTTTTTTCCGTGACGTTTTAGAAATGAGCAAAACGTTCTCCAAACTTTTTTCTCATATTTATGTTTTTTCAGATTGGCGAAGTTATGCTGCGTGGTGGGAAGCAAGCAAGACCGTAAAATTGCCGATTAAAAATTGTATTGTTTGGGATAAAGGCGGCGGATTGGGAACCTTGTATATGCTATGTCACGAATTTATTATCTTCCTGATAAATATTCCTGAGCAAAAAAAATTGACAGAAAAAAGAAAATCGGGGATTAAAACAATAATAGGGAAACCAAATGTTTGGCGATTTAATCGAGAAAGTAAAAGAGAACATTTATCAGCGAAGCCAATAGAATTGTGTGAATATGGAATACAAAATTCTTCGGAGAGAGGGCATATTGTCTTAGATTTATTCGGGGGTTCAGGTTCAACCTTGATCGCCTGTGAAAAACTAAACCGCCGATGTTATATGATGGAAATAGAACCAATTTATTGTGAGATTATCTGTGAACGTTTTGAGAAATTTACTGGCAAAAAAAAGAAAAAAGATTGAAATATGACCTACGATATTAAAATAAAGAACAGAAAAGATAATAAAAAAGGTGGAAATAGAAAACCACAGACCTATAGGCATTGTGTTATTTGTGGGAAAGTTTTTGGACCATTAAAAAGATTATCGCAAATATGTTGTTCAAAAGAATGTGGATATAAATTAAGGTCACAAAATGGTTCAAAAAAGAAAGGAAAACACTACCTGCATCTAAAGAGAGCGGAGCGAAGAGTCTGCCCAATATGTGAAAAGGTTTTTTGGGGTAAAAATGATAGAAATGGAAGATTTGGAAGTGAGAAGATAAGAATTCAAAGGTATTGTTCACACGGCTGTTATATGAAATCAAGATTAGAAACTACTATTGAAAGGCTAATGAAAGAATTTTTAATTAAACAGGGAATAAAATTTGAACAAGAATATAAAATAGGAAAATATTGGGTAGATTTTTATGTCCCCGAAATGAATTTGTGCATAGAAGTAGATGGAAATTATTGGCACTCATTAGAAAAACAGGTAGAAAGAGACAAAAGAAAAGATGATTTTTTAAGAGAATTAGGATATAATATTTTAAGAATAAAAGAAGATGAAATCCTAAACCAAGTTATAATAGATAGATGGGAACAATTTACAGGGAAAAAAGCGGAAAGGGTTGATTATGGCACAAGGTAAAAAAACAATAATCGACTACGAACTCGTTGAAATGTATGCAGGCATTGGTATGACCGACGCCGATATTGCTATTCTTTTAGGCATTGTTCCTGATACCTTTTCCCGTTTGAAGCAAAAAGACCCCGAACTTGTCGAGGCAATAAAAAGAGGCAAATCAAAAGCGAAAGTGAGCATAGCAAAAGCACTTTTCAATAAAGCGAGGGACGGGAACGTGACCGCAATGATTTTCTGGCTCTGCAATCGTGCACCAGAAGAGTGGAAAAACATTCAGAAGGTTGAGGGGCATATCGAGAGCAAAGACTTCCAAATCGAAATTGTTCGTGTTCGTGATGATAAACAAGAGAAAAAGGGACAAAGTTGAACGATATGGGTATCCAGTGGAAGGCAACACGGGTATTCTTTGAAAACCTACGGACAAAGAAGCCTGTTGTAATCAATATCGGCGGGGCTCGAAGTAGTAAAACATATTCTATTTGCCAACTCTTTTTGATGCGGTTCCTCAACGAAAGTAACAAGAAGTTTTTGATTTGCCGAAAATCTTTACCTTCCCTTAAAAAAAGTGTTCTTGTTACTTGGCGGGAACTTTTGGAACAAACAGGGGCAGTTCGTGACTTAATACAAGAGAACAGGCAGGATTTTACTTTTCGGTTCAAAAAGAATTACCTTGTCTTCGCTTCTATTGACGAAACTGAAAAAATAAAGTCTACCGAATTTAACTACATTTTTATGGAGGAGGCAAACGAATTCGATTATGAAGACTACCGCATCCTCAAACTTCGTCTTTCGGCTCCGCACGGAAAAAACGAAGTCAACCAAATCTTTTTGGCTCTTAACCCTGAACCCTGCTGGGTAAACGAAAAAGTTCTCCCCAATGAAAATTGCGAGGTAATCAGGTCGAATTACCTCGACGCTATCGAATTCTTGCCAGAAGACTATGTCAGGGAACTCGAAGCGCTACAACATATTGACCCCGAATACTGGATTAAATATGGATTGGGCGAATATGTCAAACTTTCTAATATTATTTACGACAATTACGAAATTATCGATGATGCTGTTTACGAAACAATCAGTGCAGATGATATTTTTTACGGGTTAGACTTTGGTTATAACAACCCCACTGCTCTTGTAGAAGTGAAAATGCGAGATAAGGTTTTTTACCTTCGGGAATTATTATATCAAACTAACCTGAAAAACAACGAACTAATTGAGTTCCTTAAAGAAAATGTTAAACGAAACAAACCGATATATGCCGATGCAGAAGAGCCACGCTTCATTGAGGAAATCGCTCTTGCGGGTTTGAATATATTTCCCGCCGATAAAGGGAAAGGAAGCGTCAAAAATGGCATAGATTTCGTTAAACGCTTCCAACTCAAAATCGCTCGTAGTAGTTCGAACTTAATCAAGGAAATCAAAGCCTATAAATGGAAAACGGATAAGAATGGCAATGTTTTAGATGAACCCGTTAAGTTCAATGACCACCTGATGGACGCAATGCGATATGCAATATTTTCTCACGCAGGAAAAGTGCAAGGCTTTGTTTTTGTTCCGAAAAAGAGGTTGAGTTTAATAGATAGGTTTTAGGGTTATGGGCGGACTCCCGCTAAATGCAATTATCAAAGGCGATTGTATGGAGGTTCTAAAACGATTCCCCGATAATTGTATAGATACAATTATAACTGACCCGCCGTATGGATTATCTTTTATGGGGCTGGAGTGGGATAGTTTTGGGACTGATTTACAAAAATTTCAAGAATGGACAAGGAGTTGGGCTTCGGAAGTTTTAAGAGTAGCAAAGCCTGGGGCTACCCTTTTAGTCTTTGGTGGCACACGAACTTGGCACAGGCTTGCTTGTGGGATAGAGGATGCGGGCTGGAAGATAAGAGATACATTGATGTGGGTATATGGGCAAGGCTTTACAAAGTCATTAAATATTGGTAAGGCTCTTGGTGATGCATATCCAGAATGGAAAAACTACGGCACTGCATTGAAACCCGCCTATGAACCAATTATCCTTGCAATGAAACCCCTTGACGGCACCTTTGTTGAAAACGCCCTAAAATGGGGCGTAGCGGGACTAAATATAGATGGGGCGAGGATACCTACGAACGAGACTTGGGTGAAATGGGAACGTGAAGGGGGAACGAGCTTTTTTTTACGTTATAAACAGAAGGGTAGACTTAAAAAAAGCCATCCATTGGGTCGCTTCCCTGCAAACCTTTTATTAGACGAGGCGAGCGCCGAGATATTAGACGAGCAGAGCGGGAAAAGTAGGTCTTCTTTTGGATTAAGCGAGGATAAAGATATTCAAAGAGCAACGTGGACGCTTAACAGAGAAGGTATGACTCCGAGAGGACATAAAGATGCTGGTGGAGCTTCCCGCTTCTTTTATGTCGCAAAAGCAAGCAGGTCGGAACGAAATGCAGGGCTGGAGGGTATGCCCGAAAAAGTAGGTGGCGGACTTAATGCAAACGTTTGTGGAGATAGTAGAAACGGCAGGGTTACTATGAAACAGAACAACCATCCCACAGTCAAACCACTCAGGCTAATGGAATATCTTGTGCGACTCACTTTAATGCCCAACGAAAACCAAATATACCTTGACCCTTTTTTGGGAAGCGGAACCACGGCGATGGCGTGTAAAAAACTGGGGAGGTTCTTTATTGGGATTGAAATAAATCAGGAATATGTTGAAATTGCAAAAAAACGCATCGAGGCGGTAGAAAATGGTATATTCCAAAAAGAAGTTGTTGTTTTGGAAAATTTAGATTATATTGCAAAAGTTAAAACGGAGGGGAAATGATAAGTGAAGTTGACAAACTTATAGTTCAAATGCAAAATGTTGCTGACGCAGGCGACCGATTGGCTCAATACCTTTCTTTGCTTCCACCTACGGAAAAGTATCTTGCTTCAATCGGGGTTCGAGGCTTCGAGGTTTTGTATCGCATAGCAAACGAACCTTTTGTCTCTGGATGTATTTCCGCTCGAAAATCACCCGTTCTTTCCCGAGACTGGGAAATACAAGGCAACCACGCTGACGAAATACAGCAATGGCTTTCACGATTGAACCTAAATCGACTTTTTGCTCAAATGCTTGACACAATCTTTTTCGGGTTCCAAGTCTTTGAAATAAACTGGAATGAAAACTTTGAACCTGTTGAAATAATACAACGCCCACCCGAAAACTTCCGCATCAAACAGGGACAACTTGTGTATGTCGGTGGTGGCGGGGAACAAGTTTTCCCAGAAGAGAAATTTTTGGTTTGCAAATTCGGAGATACTCTACGGGAACAATATGGGCAAGCATTACTGACAAAAATCTTTTGGTATTGGGAGTTCCTTCGAATGGCGGTTAAGGTTTGGGTAAAGTATGTTGAAAAGTTTGGCATTCCCGTTGCCGATGTTTCCACCACAATGCCCCGAGAGGAAATGCAGAACTTGGGTCTCGATTTGAGTGCGATGGTAAGCGAAGGTATCGTGGTTCACGACCCTAACACACAAATAAAGTATATCGTGAGCAATGCTGGGCAAATCGATAGTATCGAAAAGTTGATTGAGGAATGTAAGAAAGCAATCGCCGTCGCTATACTGGGGCACGAGCGGGCGGTAACTACTACCGAAGGAAAACTCGGGAACGAATGGGGTGCGATACAAACAAGAGAAGATATTACACGAGCCGATTGCCGTTTCATTGAAGCACAAATGGAAACACTTATTGGTTACTGGATGCGGTTCCATTATCCTAATGAAACTGACCGCTCCTTCTTTGTTCTCCGTGAGCCAACGGCTCTTAATCTTGACCGAGCCAAACGAGACCAAATACTAGCTCAAATTGGCGTGCCTTTCTCACCCGTATACTGGAAAAAGAATTATGACCTCGCAGACGAGGATGTTCTTTTCGAAGCGACTGAATTTTCAAAACTTCGGAAAAATCAACTTTCTGCGGTATTCAAACAGCAAAGACTTCTGGATGCCTTCTTTAATTTGGGTAACGAAACACTCCCGCCGATTACCAAACAAGCGATAGAAAAAATTAAATCTTGGTTGGATGGAAAGATGAGTTTAGAAGATGCATTGAACAATGTTCAGGAACTTTTGCCCGAACTTCCAACAAAACAATTCCTTGATACTTTTCAAAACCTCGTCGATTTGGCTATGTTTGTGGGTTTTGCCAACTTAAAGGAATAGAACGATGCCAGAAGACTTAAAACTCGACTTTCGAGACAAGAGCAAAATGCGACGGCAATTGCGAACACTTCTCAACGAAGTTCGTAAAAATAGTTTTTGGCAATATTGGATACGGAGGGAATTGGTTCCGAGCGATACAATGATGCGAACCGCAGAAGCATCTCGCCGTCTCGCTTTTGCTGTTACTCATATTACAAACACCAGAATTTTGGAAACGCTACGGGATATACTTGGTGAGGCGATTAAGGAGGGACGCTCAATTGACGAAGTAAAAGGAAACATCACAGAAGCGTTTCGTCAAAAGGGTTGGTATGAAGATGGCTATCAATGGAACACAATTATTCGAACCAACTTTGCCAACCACTTTAACCGAGTGCATTATGAGATGATGGAGTTGACCAGCAAAGAAATGTTTCCATATCGGGAATTCGTTGCCGTCGACGATGAGCGAACGACCGACCTTTGCCGTGAACTCAACGGGTTGGTTGTTCCTGCGGATAGTATCGAATATCAGACCTTACAACCTCCGTTACATTTCAATTGCCGTAGTCAGTGGGTCGTTGCACCAGAAGATGCTTATAATCCAAAAACTTCAACCGAAAAGTTGCGTAACCTCGAACAACAAGGGTTAAAACCGCAGGAAGGGTTTGGGAGTTTTGAGGGGGCGTATCAGACTTACACGGAGCGACTTGACGAGTGGCAAAAGGAGTTTGGCATTAGCAAAGAGTATGCGATGGCTCAACTCTCGAACTATGTTGCCGAAGGTTTATCAAAACTGGCGGAGTGGCTAAATGAATGAACTTGATTTGTTAACTGGTGTTCTCAATTATCCACCCTTCCTTGCCGATATCGGCGAAGGTGCAAGGCGAGAAATTGTCAAAAACTTCCAAGTCGGCGGGCGATATGGCGACGGACTTTTCGGTGGCGGGAATAAGAAGTGGAAACCGAGCCAAAGAGTATTGAAAAAGGGTGGGCAAACATTAATCGATACGGGAAACTTGTATCGAAATATCACCATCGGGGTCAAACCTGATGCAAAAGGTATTACAATCGAAGTCGAAAGTATGGCGTATGGTGTTGACCACCAAACAGGAACTCGGAAGTTTCCCGCAAGACCTTGGGCTACTTTGCCCGATAGTTTTGTGCAAGATGTAATACTTCGTGCGTTTCAAATACACTTAACACCAGACAAAGTCGTCTCGAAATTAGAAAAATTAATGGGGTTACAATGAAATACCTTAACAATCCTTTCGATTTTCCTGAACTTTCTGGTGTTTTTGATGACCTCAATTGGAACGAATATACAATGGTGCCTTTTAATTGGATATTAAGCAAAAAGGAATTAGCAAAGCGTTCTATAACACACTTCTTTATCTACGATTACCAATTCGAGCGGGTTTGGAAGCGACCCGACCTGTATGTCAAACCTTTGAGAAAAACAGCATTCGTCCTTTCCCCAGACTTCTCTTTGTATTACAATTTGCCACTCGCACAGCAAATATGGAATACTTATCGCAACAGAGCGGTAGGAAAATATTGGGAAAATCAAGGGCTTTGGGTAATCCCGACTGTATCGTGGAGTGACGAACGGAGTTATTCGTTTTGTTTTGCGGGCATACCCCGAAATAGTGTCGTAGCAATTTCGAGCGTAGGTGTTAAGGATTTTGAGATGTTCGAGCGGGGACTTGCGGAAATGATACATCGTTTGTCTCCGAAAACTATATTATGTTACGGGACGGATTATCTCGTCAACTTTCCAAAGACTTACTACTTCTTTTCTCACATTCAGTTCATTCGAAAAATTTCAAAACAAAAGAAAAAACAGGAGGTGTAAATGGGTGGTCGAGGTGGAGCGGGAACACTAGGTCGTGGAGGTGGTGCTGGCGGGATAAAAGCACCATCGCCTTTTGAAAAACAGATACAAAAAGCACTCGAAAGTGGGAAAATGACTATTTATTACAACGAACAAGCAAAAGAATATAGAATAGGCTTAACAAAAGATGCCCCAGAAAGTCTTGTTAATTGGGCCAAAGAAAATGCGTCTCAAATTAAGCGTGTTTGGAATATAATTCAGAGCCATAATGCAAAGGTAGAAAAGGAATATCAGCAGGTCAAAAACTTTTTGAGCGTAGATGCAGAAAAGGGACAAGTTTACGAATACAAACTCAAACAGGAAGGACTTCGGAAAAGTTTAACCCCCGAGAGAATTTATTCCTACAAACCACCTCTCGGGACACCGATATCAAAAGATGCAATTTTAGAGAACTTTGGGAAAAAGGGGGAAAGTGTTTTAGTCTCGAAAGGTGAAATTATAAAGAAACTTGGAAGGTGAAAAATTTTTTATGTCAAACGGGCGTTTTTTGTATCAATTTTGAAAAATATTATTAAGTTTGTAATTGAAAAGAGGGGGGGATTATGGCAGTAAAAATTAATCCAGTAGGCGTGCGAAACGCTGTTGCCCTGATTAAAGAAGGCAAAGTCGATACGAAGTCGTCTTGGGAAATGACACCAGAAGACGAAAACGCAATTCTCGGCGATGGCAATTGGAAAGAGTATGCAAAATGGTTCCTTGCCATTGACGACGAGGCAAATGAAGAGACAAAGGCCCATTACAAGTTTCCGTTTGGGAAAAATGGCAAAGTGTATCGTTCCGCTCTTATTGCCATCCGTCAACGAGCGGGACAATTCGGGTATCAAGACGTTTTTGACGAAGCGGGAACCTTGTTAGCAAAAGTAGACGCAAGCAATTTCGAAAGTGTGAAAAGTAAGTGGTTCACAATCTTCTGGAACGGCAAGCATAACAACAGCGGGGCGAAAAAAGAATGGACACCTGAAGATGTTGAGCGGATTTATGAGGCGAACAAAGATAGGGAAATTCCTTTGACAATCCGCCATCCAGAAGATGACCTTCCTATCGTTGGCTTTGCGAAGGGAATACGAAAGAAGATACAGGACGGGAAAGTTGTTCTGGAAGCACAACTTAAAAAGATTTCAAAACCAATTTTAGAGCGATTGAAACAATTGAACTTTGATAAAGTCTCAATTGCATTAGAACCCGATTTAGCAACCATTCGCCATATCGGGTTTGTGGAAAATCCTGCAATCGAAGGACTTCCGCCAGTTCAGTTCGAAAATTCAGTAGAAATAGATGTTTCACAATTATTAGAGGAGTTCAAAATGCAAGAGGAATTCGAAAAGGTCTCGAAAGAGAAAGCAGAACTCGAAAAGGAACTCGAAGCGTTGAAAGAAGAATTGAGAAAAACGAAGCGTGAGAATGCCAAAATTCGGTTCGAAGCCGAGACAAAGGAACTAACCCGTGACCTTCCGCCAGCCGTGAAAGAGAAGGCAACAAAAGTCTTGGAGGCGGTTTTCGAAAGAAGCACGGATTACGAATTTGAGAAGGATACACTTTTTGAAGCAATTACAGAACTAATCAAAGTTATACCGAAGCCTGATTTAAGACCCAATGTTGCAGTGGGAACAACAACAGACTTTGAGAATAAACTTAACGAAATCGAAAAGAAAGTAGATATGTTCAACAAAAAATTGAGGGGATAAAATGGGAAGCTTGACAAGTATTGCACAAGCACTCGGGACGTTCGCCGATTTTGACGATATTTTGGCGACCTTTGACAATACCCGAATGGCACCAATTACAGTCGCAAGTGAGCAGGGTGCTCTGAAAAGAGGAACACTTTTGCAGAAAAACGCCAACGGGAAGTATGTAGTTTGCACAAGCCTAACGAATCTTGTGGGCGTGTTGGCAGAAGATGTTGATACTTCGGGCGGAGACGTTAATAGTCTAATGTATGTTGAGGGAACATTCAAAAAAGACAAACTCGTTGCGGGCGAAGGTGTAACCATCTCCGCAGGAATTTATTATTATGGAAATATTGTAATCATTTAAGGGGGGGGTGAACGATGGCAATCAACATTTATGATTGGGTCGAATTGACGGTAGCGGTTCAAAAAATAGAGGGGAAACCGCAGTTTTTGATGCAAAATGTTTTCAAAAACAAGATTCAACACGCAACCGAAAAAATCGCTTGGGAAGAGATTGTGCAAGGTAAAAACCTTTCCAAGTTTCGAGGCAAATACGCAGACCCGTCGCCAGTTGCAAGTGAGGTTGGGAAAAATACAAAATCGTTTTCTTTGCCCCGTATCTATGAATCAAAGGCTCTTAATGTTCGTGATTTGGCGACCGTCTCGAATTCGGTGCAAGTCGTTCCTTCGAGCGTTAATGACGTCATCAGCAATGCCGATGCTATTATTCTCGGCGAACTCAAAGCACTGAAAGACCGAGTGACGAATACTATCGAATGGATGTGTGCACAAGCCATATCGAAAGGGGAAATTGTAGTAACTGGTGACGATGTAACATACGAATACAATTTCGGGTTTGAAACAGACAAACACTTTGTCACACCAACGACGGCGTGGAGTTCTACTTCGGCAAAGCCTTTGAACGACTTAATTAAATGGAAGCAGGCAATATGGCGAAGGACGGGAACATCACCAACAATAGTTCTAATGGGGGCTGACGCCCTCGATGCCTTCGTTTCCAATGAAGCAGTTTTGAAAGCCTTAAATAATTTGAATTACCAAGTTGGAAAATTAAACCTGAATAATACTATCGACTCAGGGGCTTTGTATGTTGGAACATTCAGTGGACTGGATGTTTACGGATATTCAAACGTATACGGAACCAGTGATGCCTTTGCTTCTGACAAAGTTGTTTTGATTGCCCCGAGTGATGACCTTGCTATACACTTCGGACCGATAGTGCGAGTTGACGATACAGGGAAAACACAGGTATTTGCACAGGATATGCTGGTTGAGACTATCCCTGGGCGATACAAAGAAAAAGTGGAAGTCACTATTGAAAGTTGGCCGTTGCCAATTGTTCCTAATCCAGACTTGATTATAGTTGCGGATGTAGTGTAAGGGATATGGCAACTACAAACGAAATACTTGATTTAGTTTTCACAATCCGAGCCAAAGATGAACTGGGGCAATATCTCGATGACGAACAGGTGTGGCAAGAGGGGTTGGAGTGGACACAACAGATGATGCAAAGGGCAACAACTTGTGTTTCGATGGCAAAGAGGTATATTGATACGATGTTAACGGGAAAGATAGACGATGAGTTGTATAACGATATATGGGCGGAGGCGACGGTGGTTTTTATCCTACGGAGGCGTGGGGGAGATGACTTCCGCACGATGGCGGAAATGTTGAAAAGTAAGATAGATGGAGTGGTGAACCGCCGAACCTCCGCCTATTTTGTATCGAGCCGTAGTGGACTTTGGCGTAGTGACTGGTTTGATATCTTTGGGAAAGGTGACGAAAATGCTTGAAATAGTTAAGCAAATCGGGGAGACGATACAACAGAATGTTCGAGGTGTGCAAGTTGCCTATTCGAAAATACCAACAAGTGTTGCCGACCTCAAAGCACTGGTCAGTATTCGGCTCGGAAAGATTACACCGATAGACGAGACTTCGGCTGGTGTTCCATACAAGTTCCGCTATGACTTTCGGGTAGAAGTCTGGACACGGCAAGATAACATACTTCTTTGGTATGATATCGCAGACCAAGTCGTGAATGCTTTGCATTTGCAAACATTTTTGGAAGGTTTCACTTCCTTGATGCTAAACGACTTAACCTTCCTCGAATATCGGGGTGAATATGTATACGGATATATGGATTTTGTCTGTTTCAAGATAGGGGAAAAAATATGAACTGGCTCAAAAGGTATTGGTTCTATTTCGTTATCGTTGGACTTGTGGCGGTTATAGCAGGCACAATGTTCTACGAATATTTCAAAGTCTTTATCGGGGCATTGTTCTTTTGTGTAATTGGCGAGTTCGTTGCCGTTGTTCTTTCTGAATTGTCTTTGTATGCTTATACAAGGCTTATGTTCACGAAACAACTTATTTACGGAGATGACGAATTGCTTTCTGATGAGGAACGGGCAAAGGCTATCGAGTTTGCGGGAAAAGTTTTTGTGGGTGTTCATTTGTTGGTTGGTTTGATTATTGCAGGGGTTTATTTTGTCTATGTTTCGTAGTGTTGTTACAATTGTAATTCTTTCTGCTTTTCTTTGCACGGCAAAACCTCTGTCGAAGTATATTTACTACATTCAAACTCCACTGGTCGAGCGTAGTGAGTGGTATTGCCAGAAGGAAATGGGAAAATACGAACTCGGTAAAAATACAGGATTTTGTCGAATATACCAAGACGCAGTCGGTATCCCTGCGGGTGCATCATATTGTTACGCAGGGCAATACTGGTGTTATGAACAGGCGAGCCGTGAGTTGGGAATACAGAACCCGTTGCCACGAACGGGTATAGCAAATGTAATTTTTGACCTTGCGAAACTACGTGGGGAAAAAGGGAAAAAGATACAGCGACACGATTTTGTGATTTGGCGAGTTCCGAAGGGTTGGGAAGGACATATTGAAAGAGTGAAAAAAGTATTAGGTGGCGGGTGGGTGGAAACTTATGCATTTAATGTTTCAGTTGGCAACCGAGAGGGTTCGGCAATCAAAAAACGGAACATCTTCTATCCGTTGGGGCGAAAAGCTTTTCGGGGTTTAGTAGGAGTGCAATATGAAAAGTAACGGAACAACTTTGATTGCAATTCTTTTGCTTTTGCTTTTTGTCTTGGTGTTTTGGCTTCGGTATTGTGGAAATGAACCGAGTGGGAAAAATCCAGAACAACGATACCAGACCCCAGAAATTGTTCTGAAAGTAGATACGCTTGTTAAAGTCGATACATTGATTATTCAAAAAACAAAAATTGTGCCAAAGGTTATTAAAGATACTATTTTCATAACAAACGATACCGAACAAGTCGAAGGTTTCCGAGCCTGCTATGATACAAGTTTTGCTGGTGGCGGATTAGAAGTTTGCTTTAATTTTCCTATTTCGACTTTCGATATTTCCCTAAAAATTCCAAGAGATACAATTTTGGTGCGACAAACAATTTTCCAAATCCTTGACCAATCGAAGGAAAGGAAATGGTATGAAAAGGGCTGGGAAGGTTGGATTTGGGGTGGAGCGGGACTTGTTACTGGTGTATTAATCGGGGTGGCAGTAGCAAAATGAAAAAGACTACTCACATAGCAGGGGATACTTTGGATTTAGTGATTAGCGTCAGTAATGAGGGGATAACACAGAACCTCAATGGGTGGGTTTTTTGGTGGACTTTGAAAGAAAACATAGAAGATAGTGATGCAAACGCCGTGATAAAGAAAAGATTTGTAGCGGGGAATGATACAAAAGTAGCGTTAGAGTTGACGGCAAACGAAACGGCTAATCTTTTGGGAACTTATTGGAGCGAAATCAAATTCGAGATGCCTTCGGGTTGGGTTGGTAGTTCGATTTTCCAGATTGAGTTCGTAAAACCAGTTTTGAGAACACGATGGACTTAACACTTGAAATCAAAAAAGAGCAAATGGATATCGAAATAGCAAAAGAAGAGTTGGCGGTTGAAATTGCACAAGCAATAGTTTTACAAGGAATGAACCCGAATATTTATGACTCCAACCTCGACGGCATTGTTGACAAAAGTGAAATTGTTGCAAGGTATTATGTATGTGGAGAGCAAATCAATAGTCTCAAAGTCGTTTTTGTCAGCAATGGCAAGATATACAAAGCGGATAGTTTGGACTGGTCAAGTATTGAAAAACTTGTTGGGATTACACTTCAAGCGGGGAACGAAAACGAAAGTGTATTGGTCTGTGTTCGAGGCGAGGTTCGAAACACAGGCTGGGGGTTAACAGAAGGTGCAAAGTATTTTCTCGGAACAAACGGGGATATTACTACTAATCCAACGGGAAATATTTGTGAAATAGGTTTTGCAAGTGATATAAATACATTAATTTTTGAAAAAGGTTTAACAATTCGGAGGTAAGAAATGGCAGACAAGTATTTGAAATTTGACGATACTTCCAAAGCACTGAAAGAACAAGAAGCAACCACAACAAGTTCTGGTGCGGGTGATGCGGGGAAAATCGTAGCGTTGAATACAGACGGCAAGTTGCATTCTTCTTTGCTTCCAACGGGTATCGGGGCGGATACCATTGTTTTACCCGCTTATGAAAATCTTTCGGCGGGGAACTTTGTGAATATCTTCTCTGATGCAGGAACACCGAAGGTTCGAAAAGCAGACGCTACAAGCATTTCCAAAATGGCTCACGGGTTCGTTCTGGATAATATCACACAGGGAAGTAATGCAACTGTGTATTTCGAAGGCTCAAATACGCAATTGAGCGGGCTAACACCTGGTGCAACATATTTCCTCTCGGCAACGGCGGGAGCGGTGACTACTACCCCTCCTACAACTTCTGGCTATATCGTGCAAGCGGTCGGTGTTGCTACAAATACAACTACCATCAATGTTGAGTTTGAACAACCAATAATTCGGGCATAATATGGCAAAGGTTCTTACTTGGAGTGATACGAACAAAACAATAACCGAACAGGACATCGCAACTGGTGGCGAGGCGGTGAATATCGAAAACTTGACGGTGGACAAGTATCTCACCGCCAGCGATGCGCCAATACAGATGTATACCTGTTCTGCTAACCAAAATATATATCTTCCTACGACAGGCTTATCTTCTGGGCAAAAGTTTGTGATTTGGAATAAAAACGCATACGATTCAACCTATTATTTGATAATCCGAACAACAAGCACAATTTACTACCACCTTGACCCGCAATGCAAGATAGAATTGCGTTGGGATGGGACCGATTGGGTGGCTGAATGGGGGGAAAATGTTGCGATTGGGAAAAATACTTATAACAACAATTACTATGGTGTTGGTGTTGGGAATTATGCTTTCAACAACTATAACTATGGTGTAGGTGTTGGGTTTGATGCTTTCAACAACTATAACTATGGTGTGGGTGTTGGGTATTTTGCTGGCAACAACTATAACTTTGGTGTTGGTGTTGGGAATTATGCGACATCAAATACAAAACAATACAATACCGTCGCCATCGGGACTTACTCACAAGCAGAACGAAATCGAGAAATTGTAAGCACGGCAACGGACGCACTCAACAACAAAGCACAACTCACTATCCAAAAATATGTCGAAGAAGATTTAGCCAGCAACAGCGGGGCGTGGCAAGAGTTGTTCATTGACGGAAGTTCGGCGAGGTTGACTATCGTAGCAAGTTCCGTGTATCAGTTCTTAATACAAATCAACGCAATCGACAAAACAAACTTCACTTGCAAGACTTGGAAAATCGAGGGGGCAATTAAGCGGGACGCTTCGAATAACACTACTCTAATAGGAACACCAACCAAGACCGTCACAGGAGCGGATACAGGAACAACGAACTGGGACGTGCGAGTTTCGGCTGACGATACTAACGAAGCGTTGAAAATTGAGGTGAAGCACGACTCAACAAATCAGGTTCGGTTTTCGCTGAACATTTTCGCAACAGAAACAAGGGTGTAATATGGCTTTAAGAAATCCCAACACGGGCGAATATCTCAAAATCGTAAGTTTCCAGTTTGACTTTCAACACGGCAACCATCATATCACCTATCTTATTTTTCGAGACCAAGAGCAGAGGGAAAGGTTTGAGCAAGGGCTTGGGGATTACGAAAAATACCAGTGGGGGATGTATAATGGGATGGGTGTGATAGAAGAGAAGTTGAGGCAAGAGTTGGTAAACACAACCCCCTTTGATGCGATTTACAAGGCTTGCTACGATAGTTTGAAGGCGGATGTTTTTGCGGGTTGGGAGAATGCCTGATACGAAGATAAAAATTAACGGGAAGGAAGTTGAATTGATTTTTGTTGAACCTACGAGGTTTGACAGAGGGACTTATGGGGAGGCGGATGTTCGGGGATGTAAGATTTGGATATCAACAGAGGGGACACCAAAAGGCAAAACTGTTACTCTTCTTCACGAAATACTGCATTTCATAGCTGATGATTGGATTATAGAACTAGACGAAGACCAAATCCAAAGGCTTGCACAGGCTATCTTCCTTGTGTTACAAGAAAATGGAATTGATTTGACGAAGCTTTTACGAGGTGGACAAAATGGAAAAAGAGCAACCAAACGGATTTGAGGAGCTGAAATATTACATTATGAGTAGTATTCAGGAAATCAAGGATAAGTTAGACAAACTTGAAGAGCGGGTAAATCTTTGGCGTCAGCAATCTCTTGCTGAAACAATCGAAATGAAAACAAAGATTAGCGTTTTCGCTGGGATTATTGCCTTCATTGTGAGCTTAGGAGTTACAATAGTTTCAATATTATTTGCAAAGTGATATGCCTTGCGGGAAAGGAAAATCAAGTAAAGCAATATCGGAAAATATTAGAAGGCTTGTTCATAAAGGCTATCCACAAAAACAAGCAATTGCGATAGCCTATTCTGAATCAGGTTTATCAAAGAAAATAAAAAAGGGGAAAAAATGAAAAAGTTCACCATAAGTTTAGGTCTTCTAGGATTAATTCTTTTGGTTCTTTTGCTGGTATTTTTCCCAGCATTTGGCACTTTTGGTGAAAGTTTGTTATTTCTATCGATTTTTCTTGCGGTGTTCTATCTTTTTGACCGCTATGTTATGAAAGAAATTGACACAATCGAGGAGTTAAAGTCCGGGAATGTGGCTTATGCGATATTTTTGGTGGCTATTGCTATTCTTTTTCTTGCAGTCGCCATTCTTGTTGGCTGATTTAGTGTCGACTGCGGAAAAATATGTTGGTGTCCGTGAAAGCGGACATAATCGTGGCTATTGGGTTGAAAAATTTCAGGCTTTCGTAGGAATACCCAAAGGTTCGCCGTGGTGTGCAGCGTTTGTCTCGTGGGTTCTTGAAGAAGCAAAGGCGAAATATCCGCCTATTCGTAGTGGTTTAGCAATGGATTTTGTGACGAAGCGAAGTATAAAGGCAAAGCACGTTGCCAAAGGTTACAAGCAGGTAGGGCGAAACTTTTTGGTGATTTGGAAGCGGGGAGATACTTGGAAAGGACATATAGGAATTGTAGTGAATTGGAACAAAATCAGCGGAGAGACGATAGAAGGAAATACAGGCGATGGTAATCTTCGAGATGGTGATGGAGTTTATAGGAAAAAGCGTTCAATTATTGATTCACAAAGTTTTAGAATAGAATATTTTACACCAACAGAAGAATGAAAGACTTTTTATACATACTTGTAATTCTAATTTTCCTGCTTTTGTGGGGATATGAAAGGTTTTTTGATACTCCGCAAGTGCAAACAATAGTGAAGCAAGATACAATTTTAGTTCGAGACACAATTCGTATTGAAAAGGTTAAGGGCAAAATCGCCTATCGAATAAAGGAACAAAGAGATACAATTGTAGTTTATGACTCAACACGATATATCGCTTGTTTTGATACATCAATCAGCAAAAGTTATATTTCTGTTTGTTATAATTATCCTGAGAATTTTTTCTCAACATCTATTGTTTTTAAACCGGATACTATTCAGAAATTTACAATTATTGAGAAACCTATATTGAAGGTAGAAACCCGAAAAGACCCGTGGTATATAGATGCTGCAAAAATTGGCGGTGGAATTATTTTAGGTTTTATGATTGGGCGAGTAAGATGAGATGGATTTCAGCACAATCATACAAGGATGGGGAAAGAAACCCAAAAGCCAAGAGGCTTTACAGGTTCATAAACTTTTGGGCGAAATTTTACGAAGTTTTTTCGAGGGGGAGGAGATTCCTTTTCTTTGGGAGGCTTTTTGGTTATATCAAGGCATTTCACTCGCCCAGTTGGAAAAATGGGAGCGAAAATTCGGCAATCAAGTTTGGTTCAAAAATGCAATGCAGGATATGAAAATGCTTTTCGCAAATAAAATTGCCGAACGGTCGAAGTTTTTGGGTCCAGAAAATACCAAAAAGCTATTAGAAAGAGTTTTAGAGCAACAAACAGAAAAAGCAATTCATATAAGCGAGACAATTGAGATAAAGCAATGAAGCGGGTGGAGTTTTTTACATATCTTTCAAAACCGCAATATCAAGTATATGCAGATGATAACCGTTTCATTCTGCTGATTGCAGGACGGCGTTTTGGTAAAACCTTTTTGTCTGCATATAAGATGCGCCAATGGGCAAAGAAACCAAACTCACTTTTCGGATATGTAGCTCCATCGTATCGTATGGCAAAAGGAATTTTCTGGGCAATTCTGCTTTCGATTATACCACAAAGTATGATAGAAGCTTGCGAAAAAAACTCACTGATTATAAAATTGATAAACAATGCCGAGATTCGCCTTTTCGGTGCTCAAAATTATGATTCAATACGGGGTTTAGGTTTCGATGGTGTTATAATTGACGAAACGAAAGATATTCCACGAGAAGCGTGGTATGAAGTAATTCGTCCTGCACTTTCTGACCGAAACGGAAAAGCACTTGTAATAGGAACGCCAAGAGGTAGAAGTGATTTGCTTTTTGATATTTATAGTTCTGAGCAGTTCAAGAAGTATCATTTCCGCACGATTGATGGCGGATGGGTTTCGCAAGAAGAAATAGAACAGGCGAAGCGGGAACTTGATGAACGGACGTTCAAGCAGGAATACGAAGCGGAATTTGTTGACGAAACTGGAATGGTTTATTATGCTTTTTCGGACGAAAATCTTACAGAATATGAACCACAGAAAAATCTTCCTATCTTTCTTACTTGGGATTTCAATGTTGGCGAGCGTCCAATGAGCTGTATATTACTACAAGAGAAAGAAGGGAAAGTATATGCTTTCAAAGAGTTTGTATATTTCAACTCAAATACACATTACACGGCCGAAGCAATAGGGGAATACTTACGAAAAGAGAAGTTCAAAGGCGAGATTTGGGTTACAGGGGATTACACGGGCAACGCAATGAAGAGCAGTGCTACGAAAAGCGATTACGAAGTGATATTACAAACTCTTCGAGGCTTTGGATTTTCGCCAAGATTGAAAATTAGACCCGTAAAATCAATCAAAAATCGGGTTGCAATGCTGAATGGTTTGTTCTGCAATACTCTTGGTGAGCGGAGACTTTTTGTTGACAAGCAAAAATGCAAGCGACTGATAGATGATTTACGACGGGTAGTTTGGCGTGAGGATGGCGTTTCGCTCGATGACCGCAATCCAGAGCGAACACACCCAAGCGATGCTCTTTCGTATTATGCTTATAATTTTTCAAAGTCAGTAATAGTTGATGTGATATGATAAATTTCTATCAAAAAGCCTTCGATTCAAGTTTTATGGCGATATGGGGAAAGACAAAGTTCATTAATGAGGTGCCATTGCTATCTTTTGTAAGGGCAATGACCTGTTTTCTTCACAATAGTGATTTAGGAGTTGAGGACAGAAAGAAACTAATCTATACCTATTTGTCTGCTTGGTTTTCAACCCAAAAAGAAACAGACCAGCTGAATAAAATAATGCAGAATATACCCACCGAAAACGAAGTTGTGATGAGGGTAGTTGAAAATGTATGCAATTTATATAAAGAAGCACCAAACCGTGAGTATTTAGGGCTTACAGCAAAACAAAAGGCTTATGTTGAAGATATAATCAAGAAATCGGGTTTCAATTTGGCGATTGACCAAGCATTTAAGATTATGTGGCTAGCTGGGGAGTGCATAATGCGACCCCGCCAGAAGGAAGGGAAATGGTGGTGGGAGGTGATACCACCCGATTTATATCGAATAGAGCAAGATGAAAACGGCAAAATTTTAGAAATTTGGCTACCATTTATGAAAGAAGTCGACATTTCCCAGAATCGAAAAGATTATTACACCTATTTTCATTACTGGACACCTGAAACATACCAACAATTAGATAGCAATTTAGAACCAGTTGAGTTTGAATACAATGGGAAGATAGTAACTGTTGTTGAACATAAATATGTGGACGCCGAAGGTAATCCATCCGTGCCGTGGGTTCTTTTACGAAGCAGTGAGAACGCAGATGTATTTGGAGGCGGGCAATGGGAACTCATTCGAGCTCAATTACAAATCAATTTGCTGAATTATTTGATTGAGGAAAATTTAGTTTATGGCACAGTTGGTTTTTGGCTTGCAAGAAATCTCGGCGATTATGTTAAAGGCGAGACTTTTTCCCTTTCGCCCAGTAAATTAATTCACATAACCAATCAGAGTATAGATGATGTTCAGAGCGATATTGAGCATAAATCTGCACAAGCAATGTTTTTAGAGCTTATCGATGCAAAACAGAGATTAACAGAAATAGTTTTAAGAAACTACTCTCTCCCCTTCTCTGCGATATCGTCTAATCCGAATTTCCCGAGCGGAGTGGCAATGCTTGTTGACCGCTGGGAGCTTATAGAAAAGCGGGCGAAATTTATTGATATGATGCAGAAATACGAAAATCAATTATTCCAATCGCTTGTAATGGTTAATAACGCAGAGATAGTAGAACCAAAACTACCTTTCTTTGAGATAAATGTTGATTATGCAGATTTTGAGTTACCCTACGATACAGACAAAGAAATCGAGATATATCAAACCAAGGCGGAACTTGGCGTTATCACTCCTCTCACCTTTGTTCGCAAACTCTCGGGGAATGAGTTTCTTAATACAGATGAGGAAGCAATAGAATTTGTTAAACAAAACAAGAGAAAGTTCAATGAACTCGGACTATCTAAATCAAGTGGTTCAAGCAGCGAACCATACAGCAATCCGCTTACAGGAGCGTTCGCAAATACAGGAAATATGGACTCAAATCAATCTCCTTCATCAACAGATGAAGGAATTACGCAGTGAACTTGAACAATTAAAAAAGTATGTTGAAAAAAATAGGAAAGAAAAATGAGTGCAGAAGCACAAGAAACAATGGAACTTCGGGATGAACCCGAAACAACCGAATCCAAAGGGAAAGAATCCCGTATCAGTGATTTACCCGAAAACATTCGGGACTATATCCGGGCACTTCGCCGTGAGAACAAAGAATATCGGGAGCGATTAAAGATGGCATTAGAAGAAGTGCAAAAGCTGAAACCATTAGCAGAAAAAGCGGGCGAAATTGAAGAGAAGTATAACAAGATAGTCGAAAAGCAACGGGAAAAACTACTTGCAAAGCTTCCCGAAGACAAGCGAGATAAGTATAAGGACTGGGACGTTATGCAATTAGAAACCATTGTCGAGGACTTTTTAGCTGAACAGGAAAAACGGCAAAGCAGTCCCGGGGTGGTTCAAGGTCGACCCTTGCCACAGAAGGATTTTGCACAGATGACCCAAGACGAACTCTTGGAGTTAAAACTGCAAAATCCAGAAGTTTATGAACGTATGAAGAATGAATTTTTTAACAAGAAGTATAACATTTTAGGAGGCTAAAAAATGGCATTAACAGTTCAACCGCAAATCTGGGGCGATTGGGTCGTTACCGAAATGGTAAAAATCGCCAATATAGTTACCTCGCCTTATATCGAGTTTGATACAGGCGTGAATATTAAAGAAGGAGAGATTTTACTGCGAATACCAAAATTGAAATCGCTCGATGTAATCGGCGATGACGTGCGTGTTACGAAAACCACTCAGCTAACTCCTAACGAATTAGAGGATTATGCTGAGCTTGCTCCAATTCTGCGAACAGGTAATGCAATTCAAGTAACAGATGTCGAAATTGTTTCTAAGGGAATTGACCCATTGCAGGCTTTGGCTCCGCAAATTGCACAATATAATATCAACCAAATACAGAAAAAAGTCAAAGCTGTTTTCGATGGAGTATTCGCAAGTGCGCTTGCTACATCGCATACCTACGATGCATCAGGTAGTGGAGATGGTAAAATCGATGCGGGACCGATTGAAGATGCATTACAAAGCGTGCTTGGGGAAACCAGCGAGGGTATGACCGCAATGATTATGCACTCCAAAGTTGCTGCGGATTTAAAGAAAAAGGGGTTGACTTATACGATTTTAGCACCTGTTTTCACCGATGGTCTTCTCACGCAGGGACAAATCCCAACCTATTGGGGCAAGCGAATCATTGTGAATGATACTATTTGTGCCCCGTGGCAAGACACTGATGTGTGGTATTATCCGACCTATATTTTAGGTGGGCAACCTGCTTATGTTGGATTTCAGAAAGCATTGAATATTTTTTCCCAGTTTGACCCTTCTGTAGGTGGAGGCACGAATAAATTATACTGGTATTCGCACTTTGCTGTGGGTTTCCGGGGTGTAAGTTTCACTGCTGGAATTGATAACCCAACAACTGCTCAATTAGCAACAGGAAGCAATTGGACAAAAGTTGCACCAGATGACAAATTAATTCGAGTCGTAAGGTTAATCACAAAATAAAATGAACTGGGACAGCTTTTTCGCAGAGCCTAAATATTTACGAGCCAAAGAGGGCGAGCTTTTGCAAGCTCTAACCGATACAGATTGTAAAAATCTAAAAGCCGTGCAAGCAAAAAACGATATGCGTTGGGATTTAGAGGAAGTGCTTGGGGTAAGCCCCGATGATACACAATTCAGCAACTTCCTCCAATCAAATGAGGAATACCTCAAAGAAATGCTTGCACTTCGGCAATTATATTGGTTTTTCGCAGAAAAAAATCAAGGAGAGGGTTCGGTAAGTTACGCAAAGATGCACCTCTACGACAAGCTGTATCGAGAGCGGAAAGCTCGCCTTGGCTCACTTATTTCGAATAAATCTCCAAGTATAACAGCGTTAATCATAACACGATGAAGCCACAAGAGTTTCAGAATTTAGAGATAGCAATAGTAAAAAAAGCAACGGCTTTATTTGCCAACCCAAATGTTTTTAGGGACATAGGCAATAGGCTTTGTCAATTTATTCTGAAACTCATTATTCAGCGAATTTTAGCAGGTTATGACCTTTTTAGTAGGAAGTTTGGAGGCTATAACGAAAGTTACAACAAAGAAAAAGCCTACAAGTATGCTGTGAGGAAATATGGAAGCACGGAATGGGCATCCAAAAGCAAAAAGGATAAGCTTCGATTAACAGGTAATCTTCTTTCTTCGCTGGATGTGAAACTTGTAGGCATACAAACAGGATTACGAAAAGTAGTTTTTCGGATTTTGATTTCAACCAAAGACCCAACGCAGATACCGAAAATCTTAGGTTTGCAATCGGAAACAGGAGTGGCTCGAAACCGAAGGACTTATGCAAAAAAGGCTTACTATTTTATGGGACTGGCTCTTTCCGGAGAGTGGAAAATACGAGAGGAACGAGAAATTAGGAACTTTTTGGTCTCGGAACTCGAAAATATTATTTCCAAAAAAATAGAGGTGAAACGTGCGTAATTTTAGTAGCATTTTTGAGGGTGCAGAGATTACACTTTCGGAGGCATTCAATCTCCAAGTGAATTTTGGTCTTATGGGCGACCTTATGAGCTGGATTGATACTTCGAGTTCGATGGTGGATGCATTTCTTCTTTATTCAGGTTTCGAGCGTGGAATGGCATTAGATGGCGGTTATGTGGGAATAATCCACAAATTTGAGCTATATCTCCGCAAAATCAAATTAGAAAATACCGAAGTTCCGCAGGAAATTTTACGATGCATAGAAATAGCAGAAGATGTAGGTTTCTTGGAGTTTAATGTGCGAAATAAAACTTGGAAAATGTATTTCGATGCACTTTATGGAGAAGTAGTGCACGGGGAATATCTTCTTAAAATTCCAATCGAGGTTATAGGATGAAAGTAACAGCAATCATACTTTTTTCGACGATTGACAATGAATTTTTACCTGATTGCTTACTTTCTTTGCCCAAATGGGTGAAACCTTTGATTTTTAAAACAGACCAAGGAGAGAAAGAAGAAGTGCGGGAACTTCGCAATGATGAGCATTTACAACTTTATGAATATAAATTTACCGGAATGTTGGATTTTTCTCGTGCTCGAAATATCGCCAAAGGTCTTTGTGATGCTGATTGGATAATTTCGATTGATGCTGACGAAAGATTAGACCCATTTCAACACGAATGGTTATGGAATTTGCTGCACGAGGTTCCAGAAGATATTGGCGGTATAGCTGGCACGCAATGGTCTTTTTGTGCGAATATACCAAATCCAGAAAATAAAGAAAGGGCTCTGCGATTAGCTGTCCCAACCGTGCGTGTTTTTCGTAACCTTCCGCCATTTCAATGGCGGTTCCCGATTCACGAGGTTATTGACCCCGCCATTGTTGAGAGCGGATATCGAATCCTTGACACAAAACTCAACATACTACACGAAGGGTATTCTCTTCCTGTCGAGCGTATGAAGGAAAAACTATGGCGAAATATTCGAGGCATAGTAGAAAACCCAGAAATACTCGAACAAAAACGATATCAAGATTATTTAATTAATAGTTGTGTTATGTTAAAACATTTAGGAGGTTAAAATGGCACGAACAATCTCAATCCACTCTCCTGTTGGAGGTGGTAATCTAATCGAGGTATTCGCTTTGGGAACCAATGCATTTGCAACCAAAGTGTATACTTTTGATAACATCGCAAGCGTAAAATCAACCGGACACCCCACGAAAAAATCACTAAGTTGGGAGGTCGACCAAATAGCATCGGACGAAGCGTTTTTCACGCATTTAAGCACCTATCTTTCCGAAAAAGTTATCGAGGAAGTTAAATATGATTGCGAAGATGGAACACAGCTCTCTTATGCGAATATCGACACATCTAAGCTTTTTGGTTATGCGGTTTATTTCGGAACTTTGAGCGGGAAACGAAAAGTCTTTGTTGGCGTCGGGACATATTCAGGTGAAACAGGTTCGAGCCAAACTGCCAACAAGCAGTTCGAGAAGACGACTGTAAACATTTTGGCCGTTGCCGCACCTGCGACATATACACTCCCAACGACAATTTGGAATACTGATATGATTGCAACTAATGGAGCTCCAACTCAATTAGCTCAGAATAGCTATGGAACCTACTGGTTTGCAACAGCAGTATAATTCTGATATTGCGGTGCCCAGCAAGTCTTTGCTGGGCTACCGTGATATTTTCGGTTGGTTCGATGCAGAAAAAATATACCAACAGATTTTTGATTTCATTCCGAATGATGGTTGGTTTTGCGAGATTGGTGTATTTTTAGGAAAAAGCACGGCATTTTTTCAAGAAATTTGCAGAAAAAATCCAGATAAACAGGTTAATCATATTGTGATTGATACTTTTGAAGGAACAAAAGGCGAACACGAAAGGATTTTAGAGCAATTAGGAAAGCCTTTAAAAGAGGCTTTTATAGAAAATATGCGGAAATGCGGCTTTAATTTAGACAAAATTTTTATAAAGGTTGGTAAATCACAGGAAATTCTCTTACGAGATTTTCCACATCATTTTTTTGATGCAATTTATATTGATGGAGAACATTCTTACGAAGCGTTTAAATTGGATTTGAAACTTGCCCGTTTGAAAGTGAAAAAGGGTGGAATAATTGCAGGACACGATATCGATATACCTTCGGTTTGGCGTGTGCTACGAGAAGAAGTGAAAAATTTTGAGTGGGATAAATTACAACGGTCTTTTATTTTTATTAACAAATAGAGGGGAATTATGTTTCTTGAATATCAAAATCAGAAAAAGGAAGTCCATCTTGTCAGCAAAATCACTCCAAAACTTAAAGTGGAGTTTGCAAAGAAATACTCGGAATTACAATTTGACGAGGTGGACGAGGCAAAACTAAAAGCCTTGCAAACTTTTGACCCTACCGATGAGAACGGAATAAAAAATATCAAACCACTTGTGGAATTTTCAATTTTACAAAAACGAATCGGAAATCCTGAAACTATTGCTCATAATGATAAAGTCATAGTGGAGCTTTTCAAAATGATTGTTGACCGTTCGGGTTGGGATAATCAATGGAATGAATGGTTCAATCAAGATTTCGAGGGTGATTTTTGGCAAAATCAAGATATAGTTTTAATCTCTGAACAGGTGCAACTTTTTCGTTCAAAAACTGGAATCTAAATTAAATGAAATCACTCTTTTACAGCAATATTTTGACATTTTCAGTATTGAATCGCAGGAAAATACTTGGGATGTCTGGTCAATTATGCCCTATTCAGAAGAGCGGCAATGGTGGTCAATCTGTTGGAATCTTTCCGCAGGTCGAATTGAAATTGCACAAAATATTTTCGAGACGATGGACATAGTAGACATTTTTGAGAAATATGCAATTAAACTGAGTTTAGAATACATACCACGGGAGGAAACCGATGGCAGCTGATGCTCTTGTTAGCATAGGATTGGATGTTGAGGGAATTACCGCCGATGCAAAAAAGGCGGTTATTGCCATTCAAAACGAATTAAAAAATCTCCCTACAAATATATTATCCAAAAATTTCCAAGAAGTTTCTAATGAAGCTCGCCGAATGGCTACCGATATCAAAAACTCAATGGCAATGCTCATAGTAAGCGGGAAACAAGGTTCAGAAGAATATAAAAAGTTAGAAGAGGAACTTAAAAAGGTAACTGCTGAATCCAAAAAGTTTGAAGAGGCTTTAAAAGAAGTTGATAAAAGTTTAGAAGATGTAGGCGAAAGTGGGAAAAAACTTGGGGAAAACACAGGGAAAGGCTTTTTAGAAAAGTTTAAAGAGCAAATACAATCCGGTAATTTCAATTTAGGTAGCATCCTTTCGGGCGGGGGTAAGCTTGGGGTAGGCATTGCAGCAGCAACGGGGATAATCGAAGGAATCAAAGGAATTGCAAATGCTTTCCAAGACCTTTATAAAAGAGGAGCTGAAATCGACGAGATGAATGATTCGCTGACTCGTTCATTTATGCAAGCTGGGGTTTCAACGGAATATCTCGATACTCAGATTGAAAGAGCAAATAAATTCGCAACAGAATTAGCATTTCAATATGGATTCTCAAAGCAACAAATAAAAGAATACACGGCACAGGTAGCGAGTCTTGGGGGACTAGTTGGACCCGAAAACGAAAAGTTGACCAAACTTGCATTGGGAGTTGAGAAAGTAACAGAGGGAATGGTAAGTGGTGAAGAAGTTATTCGTGCATTTACTCGTGGAATGGCGGACCCCGAAGCTGCTTCGGCAATGGAAAGACTAACTAAAAGGTTCCCTGCCCTTTCAAATGTATTGCGGGATAATGTTTCGACAACTGAGAAGCTCAACAATGCTCTCCAAACTCTTTCCCCAACCTTTAAACAATTAGAGGAAGATTTTGCAGGAAGCGATAGCACATTCGAACGTTTTTCGATGACCTTAAACGAAATAAAAGATAAAATAGCATCAGGATTTTTCGATTTGGTAAACGAAGCAATAAAACCATTGAACGAAGCACTAAAAAAGATAGACTTTTCCGCAATCGGCGAAGGAATAAAATCGGCTATGAACGTAATAAAAGAATATTCCCAGGCTTTGTTTTCATATTTCAAAATGATATATGAACCAATAGGAAATATTTTAAAAAATCTTTTCAATGGCATAAAAGAAGGTTGGGGTAATGCACTAAGTTCTACTAAAAGTTCTTTAGCTTCCTTTTTTAACTCAATAGGTTCTATCTTTAATTTTGTCAAAAATCTCATAAATGGAATAATTGAATTTTTAAGACCTTTATTAGAAGGAATAGGAAAATTGGTTGGTGATATTCTTTCAGGAGTTGTAGAATTTATAAGTAACACCGTGGGAACTATTATTCAATCTTTTAAATCTATTTTTGATGAAATATCTAAATTGTTTTCAGATTTATTTGGCGAGCAAGTAGGGGAATCAATAAATGTGTTAGATATTCTTAAATCCATCCTGAGTGAAATCGGAAATGTTATAAAATCTATTCTGCAAATTACAACCCAAGTTTTGAACATCACAACAAAAATTGCAGTTTCACTTGTTAAAGAAGTATTTGCTGCTATCCGCCAAATCGTTAATTGGCTAAAAACTGCCTACAATTTTCTTGCGGAAAATATCGCAAAAGCTATTAGTTATGTTGCTAACTTGTTTGCTTCCGTTTATAACTGGATTTCCAATAGCATCACATCGTTTCTGAAATGGTTAGGATTATTGGAAACTGTTAAATCCGTTATCAACGCAATTTATGAAGGAATTAAGGCAGCAGTGCAGTGGATAGTTGACCTTGCAAATAAAGTAGGGAATCTATTTGGTTCAGTTGAGAAATTTTTAGGGTTTCGTCCAGATGAAGCAAAAAAAGAAGGTGAAAAAACAGGAGCAAAAGTAGCAGAAGGAATAATTGATTCATTACGCCAACAAGGAAAGTATTTGCAAGATGCTTTGGGACGCTATCTTTCGATGTCGGATGAAGATTTAAAAAGGAATAAGGCAAAAATCCAGAAATTAATCTCTGAATCTAATCAATTTTTGGAAAGCATAAAAGGAAAAAGTCAATATTCAGATCTTTATCAGGGTATTTCAGCCTCTATTCAGCAATTACAAACAAAACTGGGTTCTTTAAAAAAGGAAAAAATTGAGAAAAATGAGTTAAGTTCTGCGTTTGAAAAATTGTCCAGTGCCTTAGAAACCTCAAACCAAAGTTTAGAATCGTTCAAAAAGCAATATCAGGAAACAATTGCATCGCTGACCAAATCAATCGAAGAGACCCAATTAGAAACACAAAAAATCGTTTCCGAGCGAATTTATGAGGAAAGAATAGCAGTCTTAGAGGCTCAAAAAGATAAAATCAAAGAGAGTGGTGCTGACGAAATTCAAATGCAATACCAATTACTGGAAATTGAAAAGCAAATCATTTTAGAGAAACAAAAACAAAAGGAAAATGAACTTCAAGTTGAATTTGAGCAAAAGAAAAAATCTTTGGAATTGGCTCGTGAAGAAGCAAAAACGAAAATTGAGTATGCAGCCAAAGAAATGAAGGAAAAAATCCGCTATGCATTGGAGGAAGCACGAACCAAAAAACAAATTGAAAAAGCTACAACAGAAGAAGATTTGGAGCGGGTTGAAAAAGAATTGCAAACCCGGATGGTAAAAATTGACGAGGAAACCCAAAGACAAAAAGCCGAGATTGACGAAAAATACAATCAATATATTTTTGCAGTCGAGACTCAATATCAAGAAAAAAGAAAATCACTTCAAGAATCAACCAATCGGGAAATAGAACGGAAAGCCAAAGAAGTAACCCAAAACGTTTCAAAAGCAATTACGGGCGAAGCAAAAGATGTACGAAAAGCTTACGAAGATATGACAAAAACAATTCTCTCGGCTTTCGAGGCAATTTTCTCGCAAAGCAAGAAAATTGCAGAAGAACAAAGAAAACTCGAAGAAGACAAACGCAAGGGAATGGACGAACTTCTTTCAGATGCAGTTCGGAACAATATTTCCTACAATGAATATATGAAACGACGGCTGGAAATTGAAAAAAAATATGCAGAGCAATCCAAAGAGCTACAAAAGCAAATGATAAGCGGTTGGAAAGCCGTCGGAATGGGTATTTCAGGAGTTGCCGAGGGGCTGAAAGGTGCTATAACAGAAAAATACAACGAAACTCTTGCTAATGCCAAAGGAAGCACGGAAGATTTTGCAAAATCTGCCGAGCAAGCCGGTATAATTTTGGGTCTCTCTTTGATGGAAGGTGCAGCAAAAGGACAAAAGGCTACAAAAGTTTTAGCCCAAACTCTTTTGCAAATGCTACCGAAATTCGTTGCAACATATGCAACGCAAATTTGGGGTGCTTTTACTTCGCTCGGTCCTTGGATGATACCAGTTGCATTGGCTACTATGGGCACTTTGTATGCTTTGATGCGAGAAGCATATGCAGCAGAAGAAGGATATATGGAAGGTGTTAAGGAACGAAAGAAGAAAGGTCCAAGAGATACCCGTTTAATTTGGATAAATCCGAAGGAAGTAGTTTTAACAGAGGAAATGGCGAAAAAGAATAAAGAAGTTTTAGAATTTATGTTCAAAACTGGACGGAGTGCAGAAGAATATTTTGAAAGTAAACCCCAATCTCGAAAAGAAGTTTATATTCCATCACCTGCAAATCTCCAAAATGAAGAGATGATAAAAAAGAACCGAGAAGTTTTGGAATATATGTTTAAGACTTATCGAACAGCAAGACAATTTTATGAATCTAAATTATCACAAGGAAAAGAATTTATCTGGATAAATCCCAAAGAAGTTGTTCTGAATGAAGAGATGATAAAAAAGAACCGAGAAGTTTTGGAATATATGTTTAAGACTAATCGAACAGCAAGACAATTTTATGAATCTAAATTATCACAAGGAAAAGAATTTATCTGGATAAATCCCAAAGAAGTTGTTCTGAATGAAGATATGATAAAAAAGAACCGAGAAGTTTTGGAATATATGTTTAAGACTAATCGAACAGCAAGAGAATTTTATGAGGAAAAGATTAAAGAACGAAAAATAACAAGCTCTCCAATGAAAAATACCATAATAAATATTCCTTTTAATGACACCCGTATAGTTCAAAGACTGGAAAGAATCGAAAATGCTCTGCAATCGGCAAGGTTATTAGAAGTGCGAAATAGGGTATATATCGAAGATAATCGTAAACCGGTGGTAAATCAATGGATTGGACGGTAATATGACCTACACGATTACAATTTATGGAACAAACATAGTTTTAAACAATAAAACCCCAGCTATAAGCACTTTACAGGGATTAAGCGATATTGTATATGCCAATTTTGAGGTGCTCGGAATATATGGAACCTCAAAAATCGAGGGGGAAGAACAAACCTATTTTAACAATTCAATTATCAAACGTCCAATTGTTCGCAATACTTATACTATAAAAGTAGCTCCAAAACCTTTTGATTCAACTCATCTTGACCAATTACTTTCGGAAAATCTCTGGTCAAAAAAATATCATTATCTTGATTTTGGCAACTTTCCTTATCGTGTTTCCTACTGCTCACAAACACAGGCATTGTGGATTACTATCGATGAGATTACCAAGGAAGATAAAAATGGACTGCGAAGCATAACTATTACGGTCAAAGAGGTTATGCCTTATGGCAGTTAATCGAAATGCAATATATCGCTATCAAACCTCACGAGTTCGCCTCGAATTTGTTCTTGGTGATACAACCTATCTTTCTAATCCATCAATAATTGACTTACCTTTTGATAGCATACTCAATACAATTAATCTGAAAAGAGCTTTTGATAACGATTTCCCATTTGGTATGCAGCTTTCGGATGTTCTGGAATTAGAATTCGACTTCTTAACACTCAGACAATGGAATTCCGATTTTGCAAATGCTTTGGAAAATGGTTTCGGAGATTCGTATCTTTTCAATCTTGGCTGGGATGGACAAGTTCAGAAAATTTTTGATATTCCTAACAGCATAAAAGTTTATGTCGATAATTCACTGGTTTTCTGGGGATTCCAAGAAAGAAAACCTGAGACCGAATATTCTATAAAAAACGATAAAATTACACTTAAAATTACATTCATTGACGCTTTTCGAGCAGTTTTAGAGAAATTTGCTATTGGTGAAGTCATCTGGGATTTCGACGATGTTTCTGTGAAAAATGAATGTCGAATCATTGATTATTATTATGAAAGCAATGTAGATTTAATGTATGTGCAGCGATGGAATAAAAGAGTTGCGTTTATTTCGTGGAACAAATTAAAAGAATTAATTGATTATACTGCCTCTTATATTTTTAAAATTTTTTCACGGCAAAATTCTATTGGAATAGCACTAAATTGGAACGTCTCGACCGATTTCCTACCAGGTTGGAACTTCTATTCCTTTAAGACGGACTCGAAAAGAATGGAAAAAGACCAATTGAAGCAACAAAACGAGCTCCAAATTGTTTGGGAAATATACGACAATAATCTAATCATAGGTGGATTAGCAAAGCAAACTGTTTCCACTTGGGACTTTTTGAAAAAGCTTGCCGAAAATTTCCTACAAAAAGTCTCTTTTGCCTATAATTCATCAGGGAATTTAGAAATACTTTTTGAGCCTTTCCCGAAAAATCAAATTTGGTCTCAATTTGATTCCGCAAAAATAGGCAAGGAAATAACAATCCGAAAAAATAAGAACTGGATAGGCTCAATAAAACAGCAGAATGAAGACGCTTTTGAGTTTGATTTTCAAACAATTGAGCATCAAAACTCAAATACCGAGGCAGAGAAATCAATCGAAATAGAAATTCTTTTCTCAAATGCTTGTCTTGGAAATACATCGGAAACCCAATCGGTTGTAAACGATATCCAACTTTTCTATGCTCGAAACTTAATCAATCCCAAAGGTATCTATTTCTTTTCTGGGGAAGATTTTTACAAAGTTTCAGACCAATGTTATTTTTCCTATTATGGAGATTCTACACTTCCCGATGAATTAGTATTCGGTTCTGACCGTGAATTTATGGAGAAAGTTTCCTTTCGCTACCAAAAGTCTATGCACGAAATAATTCAAAAAGTAATCGAACAAAAAATGATGAAGGTGGGAAATTTTGAGATGGAGTTCGAGTATATGGACATTATCCCAGTGCTTGGACATAAAGTTGAACTCACAATCCCACATTTAAACTGGGGAACTCAATATCCTGTAGTCGTGAACACCGAAATAGATTTATACAAAGAAACAACGAAAGTTAAACTATTTTGCTGGAAAGATGCCACTGATTGAAGCTAAACCAAGAAGCATTTCGCAAAGACACTACTTTGGACTGAAAAACCAAGTCATAACAACGACGGAAATCCAAACAGCGAAGAAGAATACAATCCCAAAATTTTCACTACCTATCAACCATTGGCATCCAGTAGCCACCTCAAACTTTAAGATTTATGGTAGTTTCAGCGGAAATTATCCGGTAGGCATCAACCACAAAGTAACTTTCACCAACATCCAGCTTGATAATAGAGAAAATGGTTACATTCAATATTTCCCCAATCGAAAAGAATTCCAACTTTTTCCCAAAGGGATATATCAAATAGATGTTCATTTAGATTTGTGGCTTAATAATGCATCTTTACGGAAGTTAACAACTTTTGAGCTAAAATTGATAAAATTTTCACCTTACCAAATACAACCTATATCTTCTTATCACCTCAATGTTATCCCTATGTTTGTTGAAATTTTATACGGGGAAACACAAAGATATTTTTTCCCCTTTGCTTGTGTGCAAGGTTCAATAATAATAGAAGTAACCCCTGATGATTTTATTTATCCAGTTTTTAATTATCAAAGAATGCTAGATGGGACAGATATTGACATCAATGATTCATTTGAAGCATATATAAATTTTTCATATATAAAGGAGGTTTTATGAGAGCAAAAACAATTGAGTATATCTATCAAAAAGGAATAATTGACATAGTTGATTCAGGAACTTTAACCGTCGATACAACAAATTCTTATGCAGAAGGTGATTATCTTCACGATGGCGTAATTGTTTGGAACAATATTTTTCCCGAGCTAGTTGATTCTTTTATTCATCTCGAAAAAATTGAGGTTTTCGAGGAAATTCGGGGAACAGGTAGCCTCGTAAAACCAGCATTCGATTTGTATATCTTTAATAATTGTAAGGCTCAACCAAATGTTTCCAAAAACAATCCGTTTGTTTATTCCGATATTTTCAGCGATACTTATCCAATGGAAAATAATCTTGTAAAAGTCTCATTTCAAACTGCTGATTGGTTTGAGCATACCGAAGCATCTAATAATATTGCCGACGCAAAGGCTATAAAATCAGTTGATTTTTATCTTCGCAGCAACAATAGTCAACATTTGTTTGGCATTGCCATTGCAACCAAAGCTACCATCCCATTTGCCTCTTCTGCACGCTTTAAAATAGTATTATGGGCAACGTTGCTATGATATGGAAGAAAAAATCAAGGAATATATTGCTAAAAACCCATTCCTTTCAAATCGTAAACTTGCTGAGCTTATTTTAGAGAGAGAAAATTTCCCTTATACTCACGGAACTATGCGGCAAATTATAGGGCGATTAAGAAGCAAAATCGCTGAAAAATACGAAGATTTTGAAACCGAAACCGCTCTTGAACTACCAGAAAGTTGGTATCACGAAGAAAAGGATTACGAAGTTCCAAGCCGAGAAAATAGAATTGCGGTTATAAACGATATCCACATTCCCTTTCATTCAGTTGAAAATTTAAAAATTGCTCTGGATTATATTTACAACTGGCAACCTACTACTATAATTCTAAATGGCGATATATTGGATTGCTACGCTATTTCTAGCTTTGCCCGAAATCCAAAGTATAGAGATTTCAACAAAGAAATTGAGCTGGGACGAAAATTTTTAGAATACATCCGCAAACGTTTTGAAAATGTGCATATAGTTTATAAGTTTGGTAACCACGAACAGCGTTTACAATTCTATCTCTGGCGAAAAGCAGAGGAACTAAGTGAAGTTCAAGAAATACAACTCGAAAATCTTTTGCGATTATATCAATACGATATTACTTTTGTCAATGAAAACCAGTTAATTAAAATTGACAAATTATATGTCCTTCACGGACACGAAATTCCTTCTGGCGGCGGTTTGGTAAACATTGCTAGAAACATTCGTTTAAAATCAGCTGAGAATGTCCTTTGTGGGCATTTCCATCGCTCACAAGAAGATATTGTAACAACACTTAGTGGAAAAGCTATTGGAGGCTGGGCTGTTGGAGCTTTATGTGGCTTACGTCCACCCTATCGACCAGTTTCTTTTTGGAACGCAGGTTTTGCGCTCATTGAAAGAACAGATGATAGAACTTTCTCTATTGAGAATAAAAAGATTATTTTAGGGAAAGTTCTATGAGGTTCGATTTTGTAAATTGCAGAATCATTGCGAAATAAATTTACCTTCGAGGTTCGATTTCGCACGTTGCAAAATCATTGCGAAATCATTACAAAAAAGAAAACAATTATAAACAATTATGAACAATTTCTCTTTTCGATTTCCCTTGATTTTCTTGAATTTGAAGAGCTTAAAAAATGGGGTTGTGACCCTAACGGGGTCACTCACTCACCGCATCAAATCTTCATTTCCGCTGGTTCGTTGCAAAATCGTTGCTAAATGTTTCTCGAAATACTCAAAATCGGGGTTCCGCATATATTCCTTGAACTGAACATTTACGCTTTGACCTGCAAGACGGGCACGAATATCAACTGGTATCCCTAACTGACTCCATCGATTGATAGCAGTCTTGCGAATCGTATGGAAATTCTTTCTTGGGTCAATGTCCAATTTCTTTCGTAATTCCCTAAAATCCTTTGCAAGCATTGCCCCACTGGGATATGGCACAGGTTTGGGAAAACCATTTTGTTTTGCTTCTTCTAATAACTGAATAACCTCCGGAAAAAGTTTATAAGGAAATAATCTAATCCGCCCCATTTTCCCGTGTATTATAAAACTATTCTCTTCTATATCCTGCCATTCCAATTTCACAAGCTCAGAAAGTCGCATTGCGGTGTAATATGCCAATTCCAAAGAAATCCGTAGGCGTTTATTCTTTTGTGCTGCTTCTATGATTTTTGCCCATTCTTCATTGCTATATGTTCTTGGAGGCGGAGCTTGATATTTCGGTCGAATATCTTTGGTAATAGGATTCTTTTCTATCCATCCTTTTTCAACGCAAAAGTTGAAAAAATAATGGAGAGAACGCATTTTCCCATCCATCGAGTTATTACTAATCGGAAGTGTATTTCGCACTTCGATTATATGCTGTCGAATAGCCTCATAATCATCAATAAACATATCATCAGCAGATAAAAATTGTCTAAATATCGAAAAATATTTCTTTTGTGTGCCTTTATTTCGTGTAACCAGCACTTCTTTATAAAAAACTTCTTTTGCTTCTTGTAAAGTTACAGGGTGCATCCGATATTTTTTGAATTCCTGTATTCTTTCTGTAAGAATTTGCATTGCAATGGTTCTATTTTGCGGAACCCATCGCAAATTTGTGGCTTTACGAACCCCATTTACAGAGGTGTATACCTTTCCGTTATGTGGATAACAGAAAGCACGCACATACAGTGGATGCACCCACCTATTTTTCGACGGCTTGGCGTAACGGGGCATTACTTACAAATATTTCTGAATTATTGCTTGATTGTATTCTTCTGCTTTCTTTTGATAATTAACAATATCTTTAATCCACCATATAAAATAACCGATGATAACTAGGTAAATAATACTAAACCAAAATAAAAATTGCTTACCTATCTGTTTTAAGTAAAGATAATGCACGCCCAAAATAGTGCAAATCAAAAGCATCGTTGGATTAATTTTTTGCCTCCAAAAGTCATAAATAAATTGCTGTTGCTCGAATTCCGTCAATTCGTTAAATCGCTTAAATTGTGCTGGGGTTAAATAGCCCCGAATTTCAATTGGTAATTCCATAGAACCTCCTTTGATTTAGTTTAACATAAAATCACGGAATCCATTCGACTTTGCGAACGACTCCGATAACTTTTAATTCTCGAAATCCATTGATTCTTTCGGGTTCATATTTAGGATTTATACTTTCAAGCCAAATTTCTTTCCCTTTAATTCGAAAAACTTTGCAAACAAGTATTCCATCAAGAACACCAACAATAATTTGCCCATCCCGTGGTTCAATATTCTCTTCAACGATAATTCTTGCACCATTTGGAATTTTAGGCTCCATACAATCTCCATTAACCTCAAAGGCAATAAATTTGGGGGAATATAAACGAATTGGTTCTTTAATATATTCTTCCATAAATTCTGGTGTATAACCTTTTCCCGCATTAACTGGCACTCTTGAATGACGAAGAATAAGCATCTCGGGATATTCAACAGGTTTTAATTGATTTTCCTTTGATAAGTATGGCTCACCATTGCCATATAAAAGCCAACCAATATTAATTCCTAATTCTTTTAATTTTCTTAAATTTTTTTGCGAAATTCCCTTCCCACCCGATAACCATCGTGAAACATACTCAGGATAAACACCCAAAGTATCTGCGAACTTCTTTTTCTTCCCTTCAAACTTATCATCAATGATTTTTTTTAATCTTTCAGAAAAATTTTTTTCCACTTAAACACCTTGATTTTATTAGACTTACAAATTTGTCAAAAATTTTTTTTATAAATTTGTCAAAAAAGACTTGACATTTTTGTTTTTTTTTATTAATTTTGTATTTGGTATTATTCATAACTTTTATAAACTTATTATGCATAACAAAATTAAACAAAAAAATCCAAAAAACAAAACCTTCCGCAATATCGCATTAATAAAAGAAGAAGAGACTTTACTAATCGATTATTTGAAGCAAAAATTGAATTTACCATCTCGCCGTGAAGCAATTCTTTTTGCGGTAAAAAAAGCAATTGCGGAACTGGAAAATGGAAAATAAGTATCAAAGGTTATCAATTAATAAATTATCAAAGCTCACGGGAATCTCCCGCATTACTCTTATGACTTGGCGTGAACTGGGTTGGCTGCGTCCTTCTTGCCGCATCGGTTCACGCTTTCTTTATTCTTGGGAAGATTTCCGTAGAGCTGAAAAATTGTCTCTTATCAATGGAGGTTGTTATGATACGAAGTCCGCCTGAATAACTTATTTGAATTACTTTCTTGAAATTTTTATTAACAAATAAAAGGATTAAAATGCTCAATGAAGATTTAATAAAAATATTAACAAAGATAAAGGAAATACTTGACCTAACGAATCAACATCTTGGGGAAAATTTTGCTGAAAGAATAAGGAACAGCGAGCCTACCACTGACTTTCTCGGCAAACTTCTTGATATTAAAAAACAAATCTGGGATTTACAATCCTTGATAAAAAACGCTAATAGACCACTTTATTATGATTAAATGGGGGATTTATGACTGAAAAAATTGAAAATGTATTTAACTTCCTTGACTTCTTCGCAATCAGAAGAAGTTTATATAAACAACTCGTTGCTTTTCAAGAATCGCTTGATAGCAAATTCTCGGAATACAATGAAGGTGATATTTCATCTTCAGAAGCTATTCAATTTGCATTCCAAATAATCTCTCAAATTCTCTCTCCCGCAGAATTGGAAAAATTTATAACCGATTTTTACAAAGATATTTCTCAAATGCTGCAAAAACGCATATCGGACATCGAAAATTCTCTTCTCAATATTCAAATAATTTACAAGGAGAATAACAATGAACGAAAATCTAATTAAAAAGAAAATCGAGGAGTATCAACTCCTCATAGGTCAATTAGCAATCCTTTGTAATAACTTGCGAGCAATACATACTGATTTTATCACTTATCGAAGCCCTGAACAAAGAATAAAGGAATTTGAATCGAAAGAAGCTCGAACTTTCGATTATATGCGTCGTTTATTGGAAACTTACACTGACTACAAAATACTTACCCCACAATCGGAGGCTTACTATGAACAACTTTGAGCTTATCCAACCGCTCCTAAACCTCTCGGGAACTACTATCCCGAAGGTTTATCGCTCGAAAATTGAGCGGGAACGTTATTACTTCGCTTACATTGATAACCAATTCGTGCGATTCCCTTCTGTTACCACTATCTTGCAGCACGTTATGCCAATGGAGACGTGGCTTATACAATGGATTGCACGCTGGGGCTACGAACGGGCGATGGAACGCCGTCAGCAAGCTGCTCATTATGGGACGCTTTTCTCAATCTGCGTGGCTGATTTCCTGAAAAAAGGTGAATTTAATCTAGACACTCTCGAAATTTACATCGATAATTATCGCTTCGCAAACAAGATTGACTTCCCAACAGACTTTTGGGAAACTCGGCTCCGTGAAGACCTTTTCGCTTTGCACGAATTTCTCTGCGATTATCAATTTGAACCTTTGTTTGCTGAACTTCCCCTTATCTCGAAACAATACAAATTCGCTGGAACAATCGACGCAATTGGTCTTCTCACGATTGGCTCAGGACAAAATGGAAAAATCTTGCAGCGTGACATTAAAAAAGATAAAGATGGGAATGTTGTTGAAAATAAAACCCGCAGAGTGCTTGCGATTCTGGACTGGAAATCAGGAAAACACGGTTTTTACAAAAGCCACGAAGCACAATTGCATATGTATCGCCTTTTAGTTGAGGAAAATTTTCCACAACTTGTGCAAGATTATGATGTTCGACTATTCAACTGGGCTCCGAAGGATTGGGACGAAGAAGAGGACCTGAAATACTACCTCAAAGACCAAACAGAAAGTAAAGAGAAAGAGAAAATTCAAAACTATCTCGCAATTTTCAATATTGACCATAAAGACATCGAGCCTAAGATTAAAATCATATCTGGCACACTTACGCTTAACCAAAAGAACGGTAATCTTCGCATTGTTCCTTACTCGGAAATACTTGCAGAAAGAAAACTTCCTGAACCATCCAAGATTGAAACAATTTTCGAGGGTTAAAATGTTCGAGCGAAACAACTATAAAAACAACAGAGCCCTTCCGAATTACTCTCGGAAGGGCTCCAAGCCGCCACGAAATCAAAATAAAACAAATACAAAATTAATAAAAATGAGGGTAAAAATATGGAATATATCATAATTAAAAATTCCGACCTTGCCTCACCTTTTCGCTACCGGGATTTGGAAAAATTTTTTGAAAATGACCCAGATTTAAAGGAATGGCTTATTAGATGGGGTGTATTACCCAGTAAATATAATCCTGAGAATATAATCCCGGGTGAACTCTGCATCTTTGAAGATGGCGAAATTTACCTTTGGGACTCGAAAAATGAATGTATGGTTGATACCCCACCGCTTGGTTATGGTTCCTTTGAGGAATTTGCAGAAATTTATGAATCATTGGAGGTTTGATAATGAAATCAACCGACATTCTTCCTACTGAAACTTTACAATTCTTACTCAAAGCTATCGATTTGCTTATCGAAATTCTCGATACTAACCACCAACGACATTCGAGCGTGAAAAATTATGGCTATCTTCTTACTCTTAAACAAATTAAAGCAAATTTTTCTGAAATTATTTCAAATTATTTGGAGGTTAAAAATGGGACTCGGAAAAATTGATTCTCAAAGATTTCATTATGTTTCTTTTGATAACGAAAATGGAAAATTCGAGTATCAAAACGAATTTTTTGATTATATCGAGGGTGAATTCCTCGGCGTTGGCTCTCACGAATTTACTTTTAAAAATCGCTCACAAAAGAAATTTGATATCTTTCTTTTCGATGAAGGAAAAATCTTTCAAGTTCAATTCGGCTTTTATACTTGGCTTACTTATCGCTTAATGAATCAGCTTCTTAATATCTCTAAAAAGAACACTCGTATTCGCATAATCTTGCAAAAAGACCCTGACGGTAACCAAAAGGTTTTTGTTAGGGAAAATGGCACATTCTTGAAATGGAAACATAAGGAGCTAAATAAAAAACTGAAAGAACTTCCACCTGCAAAAAAAGAGGAGAACCGCAACAAAATTATCGAAACTTGGTTCGAGACTATGCTTCTGAATTTCCCGTTCGACCCGGATACAATATCAGCTCCTGAAATCGAAGAAGATATGCCATTCTAAATTTTTCGCAGGGGGGAAATTATGGATAAGAACCAAATTTTAGACCTTTACCGCAAGACAAAACTAAATTTGTTTCCCGCTAGTGGAAAAGCCCCGGTCTCATCTTGGCGAAAATATCAGAATATTAAAATCACAGAACCTGAACTTGATACTCTACTTTCCCTGAAAAACCTGAAACGAGAAATAACTGGCATCGGAATAATCTGTGGGGGCACGGATAATATTGAATGCCTTGACCTTGATAATAAAGGGAATATGGCATCGAAAATTCTCGAAAAACTCCGAAAACTTACCACGAAGGAATTTTGGGATTCACTTTACATTGAATCTACACCCTCCGGAGGTTACCATATAATTTACTCTTGCGAAAAAATCTCTGGTAATACGATTCTTGCCCGAAATAAAAACAATGAGACTATCGCCGAGACACGGGGCATTGGTGGGTTCGTTGTTATCGCTCCCACACCGGGGTATACCCCAATACAGGGCACGCTCGAAAAAATCCCCAGAATTTCCCCCCACGAGCGTGCCCTTCTTTTTTCTATTTGCTCTTCTTTCGATGCGAATTTCTCTCTCTCTACTCGCACTCGACCGGGAGATGAGTTCAACCAAAAAGCAAATATCGAGGATATTCTTATTCCTTTGGGTTGGAAAAAAACTGGGGGGAATAGTTTTGTTGAATATTGGCTCCGCCCGGGAAAAGAATATGCACCTAGCTCCTGCTCTGCTACTTGGAACCCTCACTTGCGAAAATTTTATGTCTTTTCAACTAATGTCCCTGAACTGAAAGAAAATCAAGCTTATGACCTTTTTGGCCTCTTTACTCACTTATATCATCACGGGGATTTCCAAAAGGCTACAAAGGAGCTGCTAAAACTTGGCTATGGCACTAACGGTCACGAAGAAAAAGTTATAGCAAAACAAAAGGAGGCTTTTGAGATTGCAGTCGACTTTTTAAAATCAAAAGCATCCTTCCGCCGAAACCTGGTCACTGGCTTGATAGAGTTTAAAACTGATGAGGATTGGGATAACTTACGAGACCAACATCTTGATGCTTGGTGGACTGAATTTAAACTGCAAGGTCATAGGGTTCCTTACGAATATTTTAGTAAAATTATTTCAGGACAACTCGCAACTGATTACCACCCCTTCCGAGAATATTTTTACTCTTTGCCACCTTGGGATGGCTTCGATTATATTCAAGAATACCTCGATTGCTTTGAAACAGAAATCCCGGAACAATTCGCTAATCTTTTTAAAAAATGGGTCGTCGGCGTTGTTGCAAATGCCCTTGAAAAAGATTTAAATCAGCACTGCTTAACTCTTGTGGGCCCACAAGGTATCGGTAAAACTTCAATGCTGCGTCTTCTTTGCCCTCCTTCACTTTCTAAATATTATGCTGAAACTTCTATCCCTTCCACAGCCGATAAGGATTCGTTGCTCTTAGTTGCTGAAAATATTCTTATCAATCTGGACGAGATGGAAACTTCTACAAATGAGGAAATTGGTTTCCTCAAATCGCTCATTACTCGAAAAGATATTAAAATCCGTCGACCTTATGCTCGATATGCAGAGGTTCTGCCTCGACACGCTTCTTTTATGGGTAGCTTAAACCGAAACCTTTTCCTAAATGACCCAACAGGAAGTCGACGCTTTTTTGTTATCCCAATTAAGTCGATTTCTTTCCCGAGTAATTTTTCTGCCGACGGTCTTATGGCTCAGGCTTACAAAATGTTTCAGGAAGGGCATAGCTTTAAACTCTCACCGGAAGAAATTGAGGAAATAACTGATTACAATGAGAATTTCACCTTACCTTCGATTGAACTAGAATTGGTTCAAAAATATTTTGAACCTGTTGAGATACCAGAAAATTGGACTCCAAGAGATATTCAAGCTGTTGCTTGGGCAAAGGGTTGGGTTTTGATGACCGCTACTGAAATTTTTCAAGAATTAACAGAAGCCGCTAGCAAAATTAAACTTAGCTTACGAATGCTTGGGTTAAATCTACAAAAATTCAATGCTAAACAGATTTTAATCTGGGATAATGGAGCTAAAAAAAGAGTTTATGTCCTTAAACGCAAATCTAATTCTCCAAATTCCTCCACTGTTGTTCAACCTAAACCTACAAAGGAAGAGGAAGAAGATGAAGAAATGCCGTTTTGATTTTTGGAACAGATAAAAGGTTGGAACAGATATGGAACAGATATGGAACAGAAGGAAAAATTTTATAAATATTTTAAAAATCAAGGATTTACCGAATTTTGGAACAGGAACAGATAATTTTGCCTATAGAGGACGTATTTTACTCCCCATTATACCCCATATTATTCCTTATATATATTTTTTCTCTTCTTTTTTTTATAATATCTGTTCCATACTGTTCCATATACCTTTGTTCCGCTATACATCAGCGGAACAGAACGGAACAGATATTCGGAACACATCGGAACGGAGATGATTTATGCTTTGGGAACATCAAATAGAATTAGCACGGCAAGCCTTTGAGATACTTCGGGATAAACACATTGTTTACCTCGTAATGGAGATGCGGGTAGGCAAAACCCTTATCGCATTAGAAACAGCAAGATTGATTGGGGTAAGAAAAATTTTATTCGTCACAAAAAAGAAAGCCCTCCCCTCTGTGCTAATGGATTACCAGAGGGAAGGCTACGCCAAACACTTCCAGCTGGATGTGACTAACTACGAGCAAACACACAAATTTCGTTCTGGCTACGATTTAGTAGTCATAGACGAAGCACATCTCATTGGAGGCTTCCCAAAGCCTACACTCCGAGCGAAACGCTTAAAACGAATCGTGCAAGATGCATACCTTATTCTCATTTCTGGGACGCCGACACCCGAGAGCTACTCTCAAATTTTCCATCAGTTTTGGATTTCCGACTTCTCACCATTTCCACATAAGAATTTTTATCGCTGGGCTGATGAGTATGTAAAAGTCTACACTATGCAGCTCAACGGCGTCTCCGTGCGGAAGTATGAGAAAGCAGACGAAGCGAAAATCCAAGCCGTCATATCCCCCTACCTTGTAAGCTATACACGAAAGCAGGCGGGTTTCGAGGTGACCGATGTTGACGAACAAATCCTCGAAGTTCCTATGCAAGAGAAGACCTATCGCTTTGTGAAGGAACTATTACGCAATCGAATTTTTAAATTCCCTGACGGCGAGGTCGTTCGAGTGGATAATCCAAGTAAAATGCTCTGGAAAGTGCATCAAGTATATTCAGGAACAATTATTTGCGAGAGCGGAAGCAGAAAGATTATTGATACCTCGAAAGCAAAAGCAATTTGGCGTTGGTTTTATGGGCGAAAAATTGCAATTTTCTACAAATATATTTCTGAATTCGAGTTACTCACCAAAGTTTTCCCCAATTACACCACCGACCCACAAGTTTTTGCTCGTAGTTCCAATGCCATTTTGCTTTTGCAGGTTGCTTCGGGTTCGATGGGGATTGACCTTTCCAGTGCAGAAGCAATTGTTTTTTACAACATCGACTTTTCCGCAACAAACTATTGGCAAGCACGAAGCAGACTTTTCCATAAAGATAGAAAAAGCGAGGCAAAAGTATATTGGGTTTTTGCACAAAACGGGATAGAGAAAAAAATTTATTCCGTTGTGCAAAAAAAGAAAGATTACACAGCTCGATATTTTCAGAAAGATTTTATGTTCAACAAAGTCAAGGATTTAAAATGAGAGGACTACTTGAAACTTATTACGACATTCAGCGAGTTCGGATTGCCCTTAACAATCAGCTCTTTGCAAAAAATAGCGGGCTTTCCGAACAGACGCAAGTGCATCTCAAAGAAAAAGTTCTGCACTTTTTGCTTCAAAGCGAAAGGAATTTGCAGAGCTTTATGAAAATTTCGCTGCGTTATGAACCAATCTGGAAAGAGTGGCTCAAAGATGTCAAAGGGATTGGACCCGTTTTAGGTTCGGTGTTAATATCTTACCTCGAACCAATCGAGCGTTTTCCCACAATCTCCAAGCTTTGGCGATATTCAGGATATGCTTGCATTAATGGGAAAATTGAGAGACGGCAAAAAGGTGAGAAGCTGCACTATAATCCACGCCTAAAAACATTACTTTGGCTTTTAGGTGAAAGTTTTGTTAAATCGAAGGGGTTCTATCGTGAGTTATACGAACAGATGCGAGCGAAATATGATGCCAAATGGAAAACCCCAGACGATTGCGGGAGTGCAGCTTGCAAGCGTTTCGGGAAATGCCTTGATGCACATCGCTATGCAGCAGCAAAGCGAAAAGTTGTAAAAACATTTCTTGCGCATTACTGGATGGTTTCTCGACAGCTCAAAGGCTTATCAGTCGAGAAGCCATACATTTTGCAATATTCCGATAAGCATACGCATTTAATTCCACCGCCCGGATTTGATATCAAATTTGATTATGGGCGTCCAGAATTACCACCAGAATTAGAAAGGTTAATCGAAGCAATATGATGCGTTTAGCCACTTTGAGCATTGTAACTAATGGATTTGTGCGAGGCACCTTTTTTATGGTTCCCATATGGAAACTTCGAGCTATTTTAGTCCAGTTGTTCAAGAAATGTGTGCGAGGCAGATTAGGTGTGTTATCCATTTATCGCATTCGAGCCAGGCGGGAGATGGTTCTTATAATCAGTTTTCGAGGCAGGTTTTACATGTTCCCTATCAAAATTTTTCGAGCCAGACTAAATTCTCTAAACAAAAAACATATGCGAGCCATAGACCATATGATTTACTTTGCATTATTGCGAGCTTTAAGCAGTATTCTGTTTATGATTTGTTTGCGAGGCTGTCGAACAATGTTCCCTATTCCATCTTTTCGAGGCATACGAGGGATGTTCCCTATTAAATTTTTTCGAGCCAGACCAGAACTTATATTCACAGGCGGTCTTGCGTTTCAACCCTCCGGGGTTGAAGATAGTCATTAATAAGTTAAACTTATAAGTTTAATGCGTTTTGGAGCCGAAGACCGCATATCTTCGGCTCCTTTGTATTATTTTAGTATGTGTTACAAATCAACAATTCTCAAATGCGAGAGAGCGACATACAGCGAAAAATTTTAAAATACCTTGAATCACAGGGGGGATATGCAGTCAAGGTAGTGGTAGCAAATCGAAGTGGAGTTCCGGATATCTTATATTGTCTTGATGGGGAGTTCTGGGCTTTTGAGGTGAAAAGCCCGAAAGGTAAACAATCGCCTTTGCAGGCTTGGAACCAAGAGCAAATTGAAAAAGCTGGGGGGAAATATTTTGTAATATGCAGCATCGAGGAAGTAAAACAAATTTTGGGTGAATATGCCAAAAGAAAAGGAAATCTTCAACCAACTCCAAATTGATGACCTCACAGATGATACCCGAGAGGTAGCAGAACGAATAGGTATTGAAAATTTCAGGAAATTGGTGCAGGAATTTGGAGGCACCAATCTTTATATCCCTTTCTTGCGTTCCTTCCCGAAATTTTTATCTCGCATTATTCCACAGTTATTAACGAATGGATATTCAATCCGTCAAGTCTCGCAACTTCTTAATGTTTCGCAAAATACTGTCAGGAGGTATAGTGGAGGAAATTAAGGCAATTTCGTATCTATTGCCCTCTGAAATGCGGAGTGCAAAAGGTGAAGAAGCAGGAACTTGTATTCTCTGTGGTGTTGAAACAGAAGAAGGTTTCCCGGTGGAATTTTCGAGCACTTTTACAGCATTTTCTTATCTTGCATATGGCAACGTTTTGTGTCCATCGTGCAATGCATTTTTCAGAAACCAAGACTTTCGACGACGCAGTTGGAAAATTACGCCCAGTGGAGTTGAGTTTTTAAAAAGAGAGCAGGTTTTGGAATTTCTTACAACAGAAGAGAAGCCAATTCCTTTTGCGGTATACATTACTTCCACTGGGCAGAAGCAAGGATGGTTACAGGGTTTTCGTTATGTAAGTTTCTCGAAGCAAAAGTTTTTCATTCATACCGACTTTGTGGGCTGTATTTTAGCGGAATACAAGCAAGTTGTTGAATTTGCTGAACTAATCAAGTTTTTGCGGGAAAGAAAAGTCTCCAAAACAGAACTTACGAGCGGTGAATTTTCAATGTATACTTATCGACGCAGCATAGAGAACAATTTCGAGTTAGAACTTCGCAAAGCAAAAGAGTTTGTTTCACAACCTTTATGGGAGGTTATGGTATATGTCTGCTGATTATAACGAATTAGAGCAAAAGCTTGTAGATTTTCTTGCTATTCTCTATTCACGAATTAATTGGGGGAAGATGCATACTTCCAAGAATGCACACGATATTTTTAACCATCGAGTTCGAGCGGCAGCACGGCGAGAGAATCTGTATGCTTTTGCATCGAAACTATGCAATTATTTCGGGTTACAAAGTTTACCCGAGGAAGCGCAAGTTGTTTTAGACGAAATTCGACCGCATCAGTATTGGATTTTAAATACACTTTCGACCGAGCATATACCTTTTTGTGTGCGTGCGATTATGAAAGCAAAACAGATTAAGAGTGAGCGTTTACAAGAAAAGAAAAAGATTGAAAATGTGGAAAATTCTTTGTTTAACAAATTAGAGGTTCAAAATGATTAAGAAGTATGAAGGCTATATGATTGCAAAAACAACTATTCATCACGGTGGCAATGAAAAAACAGGAAGCACACCGATTTTGCGTTCAATTTTTATGTTCGTGGATGGACTTGGGGAAGTGCAGATTCCTTATATTAACGGCAATGCTATTCGAGGAAAACTTCGCAGAATGCTTATGAAGGATTTCTTTACGAATTTGGATTACAATGTTGAGGAACTCAATCCGAAGCTGTATCACGTGTTTTTCAGTGGTGGTGCTTTGGAAAGCACAGAAGCGACTGTGGGAGTTATTGATTTAGAATTGCGTCGCAAGATTCGGAAAATGTTCCCACCACTTGCTTTAATGGGTGGGGCTATTGGGAATCAAATGATACAGGGGAAACTAAAAGTAGGACACGCTTTTCCAGTTTGCCGTGAATATTCAGATTTCTTGCCTGAATTTTTGCGAAGCGACCCCAGGGCAAATAAATTCGTTCGAAGCTTTACTGACGAAGCATTTAATACTCGTCGAGATGATTTACGAGCTGATAGAGAAGAAGATGAACAAGCTGTGCAAATGAAGGTTGATTTTGAATGTTTTATACCTGGAACAAAGTTCTTTCATTGGTTTGTCACCGAATATACAAATGAGTTAGAAGATGCAACATTCGGGCGTATGATGGAGTTATTCCGTCAATCTCCTTATGTTGGCGGAATGGCTTCGGTAGGTTCCGGGGAAGTATTCTTTGAATATTCGCCCAACTTTCCGTCCTCGGAAAAATATTTTACTTTCATTGATGAGAACAAACAAGGGATTTTAGAATTATTACAAGAAGTCGGGTCACGACTATGAGTGAAGAGAAAGAATATCTTTATTTTGCTGATAAAATTCTCAATGGAGTTTCTGAAAGGTGGGGAAAGAAATGGAATTATGAGCCGTTAGAAGTTAGAATATATCTCGCAACGCCTTTGGTTTTAAACCATCCTTGGGTGCATCTTGATGGTGTTCTTTCCCACCTTGCACTTCGCAAAGCATTGAGTCAAGATTACTATCTTTTGCCTGCGAAATATCCAATATCGAAAATCACCAAAGGATTAGAACTTCCCAATTTCCCGATTCGCTATGCTGGGGCAATTCCACAAGCCTCAATTTCATTCTTTGAGAATGTAAAGCCTCGAACCGAAGTAGTTTATAAGAAATTAGAAGATAGGTGGCTGGGAATCGTAAAAAAACTATATCACGGTTCAGGGTATTTCAAAGATTACGCAATGAAGCATATTTATATACCTACCCCACTAGTAAAATTCTATGTAGTTGGAGATAAAGAAGGATTATTAGAGATACTTTCCGAGCTGGTTTCACTTGGAGATAATTCCCGTTTAGGCTGGGGCTATATCAGCAGAATCGGGATAACTACAATTAATGAAGACAAGAGCATAGTTCACGAAGGGAAAGCGATGCGTCCCATACCTGTGAGATTTTGCAAAAGTTGGGCTGACTCTTTTCTTCTTGCTTGGCGTCCGCCCTATTGGTCAACCGATATGGTAGAAGAATGTGTTCCACCGGGTTCAGAAGTTGAGCTTTTACCAGAAACTATCGAAAAGATGAGGTTATGAACAAACGCTGGCGTGAAACATTTTCCTTGTGGGGTCAAAGTGAGGAATTCACTCAGAAAGTTGCTGAGGCAAAACAAATAATTAAAGATGCGTTGAATGATTTTCAAAAGCCATATTGCTCATTTTCGGGCGGGAAAGATAGTCTCGTGATGACTCATCTTGTTTGGCAAATAAAGCCAGACATTGAAGTAATAACATTGGACTATTCGAGGAACTTTTTGCCGTTGCGATATCTTATAGAAATTAAAGATATTGCTAAAAAATTAGGATGGAATCATCGAGTAATTCGCAGCCGAATTTTAGAAAAAGATGAAAATGACGGGATACCTCGAATGATGCAAGTTTTGAACCGAGAAGTTACACCATATTTATTGCGTGAAGGTTTTGACCTTGCCTTTGTTGGAATAAGGAAAGAAGAGTCATCGGCAAGGAAACATCGAATTGAGGGGCATAGTAATCTTACAAAAATACCCGAAGTGCATCCGGTTGCTAATTTTACTTGGATGGATATTTGGGCTTATATTATTTCACGAGATTTGCCATATATGAGGTTTTACGATATCTATGGAAAAGTTGTAGGTTGGGAAAACGTAAGATTTTCCACCTTTTTTGATAAGGAGCTTGAAAGTTTAGGTGGTTCTAATCTTGATGGGTATTTTTCTTATAGGTATCGTTACAAGTCTCCGCAAAAGCGAGACTAGGAATATTTTGAGTATTATTTCACTTTCTAAAATATCTTTTTCTGTTTATAACTTTTGCGCAAAAGGCTTCCAACGAATCAGCCAAAAAATATCCATCGACCCAAACCTTTCGCAACAGCCTACCATAAACATCAAAATTGTTCTGGGTATAATCCTTGAAAAGTAAAACCTTCTTGTTTTCAATCTTATCTCTTACAAATCTCAAAGCCTGCCATCCCAAATAATATGCTTTATCAATGTCAATTCCCGCCTCATCAGCTTGCTTTTGCAATCGGTTATTCCTATGAATTTCAAAACAATCAATTCCTACCAACCGTATCTTATACCGCTGGGAATCGTAATAAAACTCATAAGTATCTCCGTCAATAACCCGGGTTATAGTAACCCAACAAGAGTCATCGTAAACAGGATTTTTTGTCTGAGCTTGTGCTACCCCTATTAAGGTTATAGAAAGAACAATAAGAGAAACAAACTTATTCATTTTATTTCCTCAAAATACTACAATATTCGAAATTATAAAAAAAAAATAAAAATCCCCCTTGTGAAAATAAAAATTTCACAAGAGGGATAAAAAAAAGTGTGATTTTAATCTTCCGGGAACAGTCGGTCCCGAAGGTATTTCTCAACAATATGTTCTACCATCTTGGTTATGCTGCGTTTCGAATCTTTGGCAAACGCTACAAGTTTTTCGTAGATGTCCGGTGGCAGTAATATTTGCACTGCCTTCCGGTCATAATCTGCGATTACTCGGGCGGATGGGCAACCTTTCGTGAGAAGATGTCGAGCCCAATCCTCCCATCGATTTTGGTCTATTGGTGGAGTGTCGACGATGATTCCCCGGTCGTTGTCCCAAGGATAGATATTCCCGGCCTCGTCAATACACAGCCAACCGGGAATAATTTTTTCAGGGTCGTAGTCTTTTGCAACGCCGACCCAAGTGTTGTGTTCCGAGTCCCATTGCTCATAGCAGTAGGGCTCGGCGAGTTCTTCATTTTTCGTAACGATGAGTTTCATTGTTCCTCCCTATAGTCATAACAATGACAAACAAAATTTTTGAACATCGAACATCTTGAACAGGGTGAGGGGAATTTCCCCTCAAAAACAACAACGTTCGTTTCGCTTATGTTTTCCTCCCAGTTTTTTTTGGGGTCAGCATCCCAGGGGTTGAGCAGGGATACATCGTATCCCTCAATCCCTATCTTCGTTGGCTCGTCAAGGGTGATGGAGATTGTATCTTCTTCACCCTCGGTCACAAGAGAATACAGCACCAGGCTGTATCGCTCTTGCTCTTCATTAAGTTGCCCTTCGCATGGGTAGTGGCAGTGGCATTCAATTTGAATGCCATTTCTTTCCATCTCGGCGGGAGAGAGTTCACGCCCGTGATAACGCTTTTTAATATGCTTGGCTCCCCAATCTTCTTCGAAGCCAAGCACCGCAAATAATTTCTTCTTCTTCTTCTCTTCTTCGAGGCTGGGGAAAATTCTCCAACCAGAGAAATGGAATTCTCTTACCCCATCTTCTCTAATAATGCGTTCGTTAATTGGGAAAGCGAAGTTGAAAGACTTCTTGCTTTCCAAAAGCAACCGAGTCAACATATATGTTAGAGAGAATTCACCCTCTAACATAATGTAAATATATGTCTCCTCTCCAATACCTATCTTTTCCAGCTCCGCTGTGATTTGCTGGAAAAGTTTTTGTGCGAGCAGATAGACATCTGCTTGGGACAATTTTGAACCGACGCTGGGGAAGGGGATATCAACTATAATATCCCATCCCTCTTTTTGTTCGTCCTCCCATTCTCGGGAGGGGTGATTGCTGATGTTAAGAAGTAGCTTTTTCATTTTTAAATTTCCTTTTGTTTAAGATAGAGAAATAAGAAAACAGCCCGTATATTCCCCTCATCAAACCAATTTTGTATTTGAGGAGACCACGAATCCATCGCTTTTGAATTCGATGCATCGTGGCCTGTTTTCTATGCGGGGGACATACCCCGTCACATACCAACGAAACACGAAGCGGGTTCCCGCTTCTTGTTGGTCACTCGATAGTGTAAAGGTCACATCGACCTTTTTTTCACTATCGCTCGGGGGGATTATCCCCCTCAATAGTTCTGCTACCGACTGGGTGCCGTATTCCCAGTCTTTTTCCATCTCGGCAATGAATTCGCCGAGTGTCATTTCTCTGTTTTCTGCTGCTAATGTTCTCATTTCAGAACTCCTTTTTTTTGTTTAACAATATTCCAAACCTTGTTCTTGTGGATGGAAGGGGCGGGGGAACCCGCCCCGTTCTTTTAGCATACCCCTTCTCGGTGCAACCATTTCCAGAGTCGTGTTCTCATAGCATCCCACGGGGTTTCAGCATCACCTACATCAATCTTCCAAAACTCATTAAGTCGGTCAGCATCGACCTCAATCGCATTGAGAAGCATCTCGTAGGCGTCGAGGGTGCTTTTCAAAACCTTTTGGCTTCGGGGCTTCACGGTCTCAAAAACCGTGTAAGCTTCTCCCCACATCGGGCTCAGGTTGAAAACATACCAGTATCGCCTCCCTCTTGCCTCCGTATACTCGGAACAAAGTTCTTTCCCTATCAGTCCAGTTCCTTCGGTATTCACATACGTTTCACTGTTAATGGTTCCCGAAAACTTCATTCCTTCTCGCCTAACTGCTTCTGGGAAAATGTTTTCCCCGATTTCGTAGATGTGCACGAGCCCGAAAGCCTTCGCAAAGGCTCGGAAGACTTTCTCTTGTGCTGCTGTCAAGTTCATTGTTCTTTTTTCCATTTCAAACCTCCCTTTTTTAAAAAAATTGTTTAACAAAATTCGTTAAAGAACTCAATACAAAATTATAACAAAAAAATTAAAAATCCAAATATTTTTTAAAAAATTTTTAGAAATTTTTAGAAATTTTTAGAAAAAGTTAGTTTTGTATCCTGAATGTTGCAAATAAGGGGGTGCTCATAACAAAAAGTATGCCAGAATTATTTCTAAATTTTTGAACAAAAAGTATGCCAATTTGTATTGAATTTTATTTTCCCATTTGTATTTGGTATTTATCCCGCATCCTCACAATTTCGAAATGCACATTGGATGCGAAGAATGGAACCAGCACAATACAATGTAGTAGTTCGGCGATATGTGGACCACGCAATTTCATTTGGGTTCCCTTATGATATTGCACCCTATACCTTTTATGCTTTTGTGCTGGATTTCGAGGGAAACATAAAACTTTCCTATTCAGTGCAAAAAGATATAGTTAACAACAAAGTGCAAATCCGGGCAAGCCGAAACGATTTTGCCAATATGGAGGTAGGGAAATATCGCTGGACATTTTTACAAGAAGACTCCGCAGGCTATCGAGTTGAGCTTGTAAATGGCATTTGGGAGTTACAGAAATGATGATAATTGAAGAAAAAGTGCAGTTAAATGTTATAGATGAAAAAGTTGATTTAGCTTTTCAGTCCCAACCAATTGTTTTAAATGTTTCCCCCCTACTTGTTGGCGGGAATTATGGCGATATGTGGAAAACTCAATATGACTCCAACCTCGATGGCATTGTTGACAAAAGCGAAATCGTTGCAAGGTATTATGTATGTGGAGAGCAAATCAATAGTCTCAAAGTCGTTTTTGTCAGCAATGGCAAGATATACAAAGCGGATAGTTTGGACTGGTCAAGTATTGAAAAACTTGTTGGGA